ATCGGCCATTCTCCACTTGCGAAGTTGGTCGAATCACTTGAGTTGTTCGGCAGCAAGTTAGAGATGTAAATGGTGAAACGGTCGATCATGCCCAGCCGCCCGTTGCGCAGCATCGAGACGCTGTCGCCCGAGAGATAAGCCTGGCGCAACTCGCTCTGCTTGATCATGCGTCCGGCCCAGGCCGGCATCACCACCCAGCGGCCGACTTCCGGGACGTTCTGCTCGTCGAGCGCCTGCCCCATGCGGAGCAGCACGTCCACCAGCTCGATCTGGCCCGCGCCGGCATTGCGGCCGACGACAGCCAGCGGCGAGCTTTTCACACCGAGATTGAGCGAGGCCGTGATCACGCCCGCCGCGGTGCCTTGATTGGCCGCCGCCATCTGGCCGGCGATGCCGCCCAGCACGTCCTGGTCGACCACGATCTTGAGCTGCTGCGCGGCGTCGTCACTCCACATCGAGAGGATGTTCAGGTCGCTCTGGATCTCCATCACGTCGTCGAGCGCAAGACTGAAGTACTTGCCGGTGCCGATGTAGAGTTCGATGGAGTTGCCGGTCGGGCGGTCGAGCCCGAGCAAGCCGTCCGCGCGATAGTCGCGGATGGTCACCGAGGGCTTGGTGCGGATTTTCACCCGGTCGCCCTGGTTCTTGATCTCGCCTTCATAATCGGTGTTAGAGATTGCCGATAACACCGTGGAAGCATAGAACTTTTCGATCATCTTACCCGACCAAATCTCGGGTATGAAGCCTGTAGTCTGCAAGTTGTTACTTGCACTACCAGTAGGATATATCGGAGGTGTCGTGAGTGACGTCGCGAGCGGGAAACCAGTCGTCGTAATGGGCATAGCCGCCGTCCTTTGTAAGAGGACGGTCGCGCCATTCAGGCTATGCGCCGCCCCCGGTTATCGGATACGCCCTTCGTTCTGAGCCGCGAAAATCGCGTTCTCGTCCCGTTTACGATCAGCTTCCCGCCCGCTGTAGGCCATGCGGCCTTCATTCGAGTAGAAATGCTTGACCTGGGCGCGTGTGAAAACTGGCTTGTCGGCAGCGACGGAAACGCCGTTCCCGGACGCTGGCTTTGCCCTGCCGGGGGACGCGATTGCACCCAGGTCCATCGCAGCTTGGCGAGGCGCAGGAGGGGTTTCTTCCTGCGGCTGGCTCTGCGGGGCCGGTATCTGTCCCGTGGCCTGTTCCTCGTTGAGGAACGCTTGAAAGAACGCTGCAACCCGAGGCGCGTCAGCGGCTTTGGCGGCATCGCCGATCAGGTTCCTTCTTACCTGACCAGAGTAAATATCCCGTAAACTTACCCACTGCTTGAAGCGCGGGCTGGTGTTTATTTCGCGCCACGTCGGCAGCTGCCGGTCGAGGTCCGCCTCCATGCGATGCTGGGCGGACTGCTGCACGCGCTGGCTGGTGTGGCGCACCTGCTGGCTGACTTGATCAAGATCAGGCGCAACCGCGCCGCGTGCGGCACGCGCCACGAAGTCGACCAGCTCCGGACCGTAAGTCTCGATATCATGCTCGGTAACAGTGCGCGGCGGCGTACGGCGCGCGGGGTCCTGCTGCTGTCGCCCCTGCACCAGTCCGGCGCGGGCCAGTTGCAGCGCCTGCTGGGTGCGCACCAGCTCGTCGCCCAGCTCGGACATTTGCTCTTGCATCTGGCCGACGGTTATCTGCGACTGGTCGAATCTTCCTTTCATGGCGAGGTAGCGATGTTCCCACGACCCATGTTCGCCACTCTCTGGAACAGCAGCGCGCACCGGCTGTGGCGCAACCGGATCAAGCCGCTCAGTCCCCTGGACTGGCTCCTGAGCTGGCTGCTCGGGCTGTCGCTCGGGCTGTCGCTCGCCCTGTTCGCCAGCTGGCTGCTCGCCTTGATCGGCTAGCGGCTCGGCCGGCTCGGGTGAATACATCGCCTTGTGCAATGCGTCGGCGTTCTCGCCGGCCTGCTTGATGACCGACGGTATGACTACGTTGGGGTCGATGGCGGGCAGGACATCAGGCATGGCACGATCTCCCTATTGGCGGCACGGGGCGTTCACGCCGTGGCGCGGGGTTCCAGGTGCTCGGTGAACAACAGCAAAAACTTGCGCGCCTGCTGGGCGCGGCCTTGGGCTTGTAAAATCTCGGTGGAATTCGCCTCGGTTACCGCCAGGGTAACGTCGAAGACGTAGGCTTCCATGATGTGCAGGAACTGCTCGTAGAGCTGCGGGTCGGTGTTCTTCCAGCGACCGGCGATCTCGCTGAACCGCTTCAGGTCGGCCGGCATGTCACCCCAGGTCTTCGGTCCCATAAGGAGCCGTGGCACCGGGGGCGGGCATCGTCGGCGTCGCCTTGGCGTAGTCGTTGAGGCTGTCGCCGCCGCTGGCGAGCTGGTTGATGTCGCGCCGGTTCGGCATCGCCGCCGTCTGCGAGCCCTTGCCAGCGACCTTGTCGATGCGGCCACCCTTGCTCAAAGGCGTCAGCTTGTTCTTGAACACCATCGCGACGTCACACTCCAAATGGCTTGCCGCCGGCAAACGGCGCGGGCTGGGGCTTGCCGTAATCGCGCGTCGATGCCGCCTCCGGCTTGATCCGGGGGGCCGAGATCGCTGGCGATCTCAACACCGACGGACGGGAGCCCAGGACAAAATTCGGCGTCGAGGAAGGCTGCGGCACCTTCATCGGCCGCCCGGTGCTGATCGTGTTGATCGCCATGGGGCTAACGCGCGCTGGTGATGCCGCTCTGCGCCGGCTGCGAACCGGCAAAACCAAACATCTTGGAAGAACCGCCCTTGGCGAACTCGGCACCCTTGCCGGTCGCACCACGGTCACCGGTATGACCCGGCGTCTGCGGCTCGGCCTGCTGCTGGGAAAACATCGGCGTGTCGCCGCCCTTGGCGAACTCGACGTTGTGCTCGCGCTCGTTCTTGATCTTGGCCATGAGAACTCTCCTGCAGGGAGTTGTTCTCTGGCTATAGCCCGGGGACCACTAAGGAATGGTTAACTGCGGGTCGGGGACCTTCTTCATCAGCAGGTTCATAAAAGTGTACTTCATCCCCATCCACTCGACCGGGGCGTTCCTGCAACTGAGCACCGGGCGCTTGAGCAGACGCAAACCGCACTCGGTGGCGAAGATCGTCATCTGCATGACCTCGGTGGCGGTGAAGATCTTCACCGGCGCACCGAACGCGGTTTGTCCTTTGGTGTCGACCGGGCTGTGCCAGTAGTCGAACGAGGTGAACAGGTAGCCGCCATCGCGCAAGACACGTGACATCTCGACGAAGTACTTCTTCCAGTCGACGCCGTGCTCGATCACGCTGAGACACGCAATAAACGCGAATTTCTCTTTCGGGTAACTTAATCTTTCGATGTCGCAATATTCGTAACGGACTCCCCCCACCGTTGTGGGGGGTCCAGTTTCATCGGTGTTGCACCCGGTAAGGTCCTTGAAACCCAGCTTGGCGAGACTGGGCAGGAACGCGCTCGGCGAGTTGGGATCACGGCAAGCACCTGCGTCCAGCACCGGATCGCTTGGCTCGATCAGTCGCTCGACATGATGAATCGCCAAATAACTATCCCAGTTTTTCCACTTGTCGGGGTGCAGGGGCAGCCCGCGCCCGGCGGCGTACAGCTTGGCGATGTCGACCTGCTTGTTATCTTTTAGCGGCGCACAGGTTTGTTCCTTGGCCCACTTGTCCTCATGCGGCGTGTCCATAAACATGTCCCTGCTCCAGCGCGCGGTCGACCTCGACGGCATCGAGCACCCCGATGCGCGCCTCGCTGTCCCGGTACCCGTAGGACACGATCAGCTCGGCCAGGGGCTTTTCCGGGTGCCAGCACATCCCGGCGCAGAACTCGATCACCCGGTCGTGAAAACAGAACGGCAGGCTCATGCGCGTGACACTCATGTCGCGCCCGTACTCGATGAACCGGTGATAGTAGTAGCGCTTGTGCGGCTCGTGCGGCAGCGGGTGCGCGGTGTGCGAAATACCCAGCCAGCCGCCGTGGCCCCACGGGATCAATTGAGAAGATCCACTCAGGTTGTCGGTCATGAACGGCACCGGAGTGTCGATGACTGTGCCGCCTTCCCGGTCCACCACGACTCCGGGCCGGTACAGAAACAACGGCTCCTGCGCGCAGTCCCACTTGATCGGCGACCAGTTCTTCTCGGTCACGCGCGGCTCGCGCAGCATGCGCTGCAGGTCCGTGTGCTGGTAATAATCTTCCCGGTGCTGGTCGTCGTGAATGCGGAACGCCGGCTTCAGCCGGGTCAGCACCTGCTCGCACTGGCCATCGGCGGCGATCTGTCTCACAGTGGCGGTGCACCACAGGTCATACTTGTGCGAGAATAATCTGACGTCCTCGAAACCGGTGACCATCGGGTACTCGCAGGGCATGTTACCGGGACGGTAGCACTCCCACGATTCCAGCGCGGGACCGAGCGGATCGAACCCGAGATTGACCAGGAAATTGCGCGTATCAATCGGGTTCTCGGCGTTCGCTGTGCCATCGGTAGCGGTGATGACGTAGCGGCCATGCTCGTCGATCCGGTAGTTCACCGCGCGCACGTTCACGAACACCTTCTGCAGGTGCACCACCACGCTCGGGTTCATCGCGATCAGCCCGTCCGGCGGCTCGAACGGGGCGTTTCGCCAGCGAAACGACGGACACAGGCTTGCCAGTGGTTGGATGTACCAAAAAATGTTGGCGCGAGCGCATGATCGTGCAGTCCAGTAGTCGGTGGGTTTGAGAGATAGCTCGTCGGTGACGCGCATGCCCTTGGCGGCCTTGCCCGGCACGTAGGCCGCCGCAATGGAGATCTCCTCCTTGACGCCGACCTCGTAAATGTAGTCGTTGACGAACAGCGAGTCATTCGACTTGGGCAGGTGCTCGACGGCCTCCGCGCAGGCCAGCGCCGCCGGCTGCATGAACGGCTGCTCGCGGTACCAGTTCGCCAGCGTCCACATGGATTCGGCACGGGTCGGCCGGTAGCTGTAGGCGTCGAGCAGCGTGGCGACGAACCCGTTGGTGTCGCCGGTGGCCTTGAGCGCGTGCGCCAGGTCTACCTTGGCCTGCCAGACTTCCTCGGCCCAGCCTCCGGCGGCGATGCGTTTCTTGAACCAGTCAACAGCAAGGACAGGCTCCCCAGCGTCGCGATAAGACGCAGCAAGATAGTACAGATAACGAGCATTATCCGGCTCATCCTGAAGTGCCTTTTCCAGGAGCTTGATGTCGCGTTTGAATTTGTCGGGGCGGTTCGACCCATCAGCGTGGTCGATAAAATAAGCCACGTCCTCGGGGATTCGTCCAGCGGTCTGGACATCAAGGTATTCGTGCGTTGGGGATTTATAGTTGCCCTTGGCCTTGACGTTGAGCAGCCGCGCATTGGTGTAGTGCAGCGCGCCGGCATGCTGGTACATCTCGTAGGCGAGGCCGTCGCGCGGTGCCAGGAACTGGTCGCGGTCCTTGACCACCAGCTCCATGTCGGCGTCCATCAACAGGAAGAACGACGGCTGGTAATCCGGAACATGCTTGCGCGCATAGGCTAGCGCGTCATTGCGCGCCTGACCGAAGTCCTCGAACACCCCGTCATAGATCACGCCGGGCACACCGAACTCGCTGCACACCCGCCCAATGATCTCCTTGGTACGGTCGGTGCTCCCGGTGTCCAGGATCACGAAGGACGTCAGATACGGCAGGGCCGACTTTAGCGCGCGTTCGATCCGCTCGCCCTCGTTGCGAACAATCATACTGAGACAGAGCATGCAGGGAGGCTCAAAAAAGAAGGGGCTCTGTTGGGAGCCCCCTCAAGTTCACTGCGTGGTAGACGAAAGTCAACCTCCAGAGAACGTTATCACACCGTTGCGCGCCCACATAGCCCCCTTCACGAAGGGGTCCGTGGTCGGAATGGTGAAAACCGTATTGCGTGCCGGACCCGGAGGTCCGCCAGGACCGGTACGTCCGGTCGGTCCAGCCGAACCAGTCGGGCCAATGGCACCGGCCGGGCCGTTCGCACCGGTCAGTCCGGCAGGTCCGGTGGGGCCGGTCGAGGTGTTTGCGCCAGTCGGCCCTGTCGGTCCGGTGAGCGCAGAACTCCCCAGACCACCGGTCGCCCCGGTCGCACCGGTTGCTCCGGTCGCCGGACGAGGTCCGGCGGGCCCCGCCACACCTGCCGAGCCAGTGTAGCCGGTCGGTCCAGTCGGACCGGCAGTCCCGCCAGCAGGGCCGGTCGGAGACAGCCCCGTCGCCCCGGTCGGGCCGGTCGAGGTCGCAGCACCGAGCGGTCCGCGCGGGCCGGTCGGCCCCAAACCAGAGTTCTCGTTGACCGCCTGGGCGGCGTCGCGGAGTCTGCCGTCGATTGAATTGTCGTCGATAGGCATGAGGCTTTACCCCGCTGAAATCGTCAGGACGCCGCCGTTGCTCCACACCTGGCCCGCGACGTGCGGGTCGGATGCGGGCGGCACGAAGATGCTACGGCTGGAGCCGGTCGGACCGGTACCCCCGGCGACAGAGGCTGCGCCTACCGCGCCGCGCGGACCTTGAGCCCCGGCACGCCCGGTCGCGCCAGTCATGTTGGTCCCGGTCGGGCCGGTGGCTGCGCGGATCGGTCCTGCGGGCCCGGGTGGCCCGGTGTTCGCACCGGTCGCCGCGATGGGTCCGGTCGGGCCGGTTGGTCCTGCCAGACCGCCGAAGCCCGCCGTCCCTTGCGCCCCCGTCGGTCCAGTCGGGCCAGCCGACCCGGTCGGACCATAGGCACCACGAATGGTGCCGCCAGGCAATCCCGTCGGGCCAGTCGCCGCGATAGGTCCGGTCGGGCCGGTGGCCGAGCCGTAGGCCCCGGCCGGGCCGGTCGGGCCGGTGACGCCTGTTACCGTGGCGGCATTGACCGCATCGGCGAGTTCTTTCAGCGTCGGAGTGACCGCGTTGGGGTCGTAGTTCTGGGAAACGAGAGCCGTGCGCGCCATGATGAATTACCCCGCAGAGATGGTCGGCACGCCGTTATTGTTCCACACACGTCCCGAGACGTGGGGGTCCGACGTCGGCGCAATGAAAAGACTGACCACGGTGCCGGTCGGGCCCGTGGGCCCGGTCGCGCCCAGCGCTGCCGGCGGCCCCTGCAGACCGGTGATGCCAGCCGGACCCGTGGGTCCGGTCGGGCTCGCGCCCAGAGGCCCAGTCGCGCCGGTTGCCGCCCCGGTCGGTCCGGTGGGCCCGAGAATGCCCTGGGCGGTACCGGCCGGGCCGGCCGGACCGGCAGAGCCTGCCTGACCGGCAAGACCCGTGGGTCCGGTGGGTCCTGTCACGCCTGCAGCGCCCTGCGGTCCGAACCCGCCCATCGGGCCGGTGTTCAGGCCCGTGGCTCCAGTTGGACCAGTCATGCTCGCGCCGCGCGGTCCAGGCGCACCGGTCGCGCCGCCGGCTGGACCGGTCGGGCCGGTGACGCCTGCCGCAGCGATCCCCGCGGTGACTTCCTCCAGCACCGGGCCGACTTTGTTCGCGTCGTAATTGGTCGAAGACAGAATGGGCATGGCGTAACCCTTGTGACGGCGCGCGTGTTACGTGCTTACACTGCGAGTGGTTGATCTTTCCTTAAGTGGTCATCCGACCCCGGGAGAAAGTCGCGGCGTCGCGCCCGGACCGGGGCCGCGCGGCTGGTTTCCTACCAAGTGCGTCTGCGGTCCCATTCCCCCTGTGGGGGGTCCCCTGCGGGTGCCCTGGCCGTAGGCGGCCATCTGCGCCACATTGCCCTGCCCGCCCGGCTTGCCGCCCTGCGGTTGTGCCCCAAACGGGCCTTTTCCCGGCCCCGGCACCACCCCGCCGTCGCGGTCGTTGCGCATCGGGCCGCCGCCCGGAGGGGGGCCCTCTCCGGGCGCACCATCCGGGCCGACGTCCTGTTGCTGATCCAACCCGACCTGCGGACCGATTCCCAGTGCGGTAAGTTCCGAAGTGATCTTCTGCACGCCCTGGCCGACGCCCTTCTGGACGCCCTGCTCGATCTGCTCCAGCACCGGGCCGTGCTCGCGTTGCTTGGCTTCCTGCTTCTCCATCGCGTCGAGCTTCTCCTCGCTCGGCACGACTTCCTCGCCGTTCAGGCCAATCGTGGTGGCGATGGATCGCAACACCGCGCCACGCCCGGTGATCCCCATGATCTTCATGTCAGTCGGGTTGAGCGTGGTTTGCAAAAACTCGAGTTGCCGCTGTCTTATTGTCTCGCGCTGGATCGCGACGTTCACGCCCAGCACCGTGATGTCCTCGGCACCAGTTAACAGGCCAGTCGTGTCGGTGAGCAGGATCAGGTCGGACAACTGTAAAAGCGCGGGCTCGATGACCTCGCGGTCGATGTTGGAAGAGACCGTTTGAAGTATCTTGCTGGCGTTGCCCATCAGCATCGCGAGACCACTCGCGGTGCGTCCCGCGCCGCCGCTCGCGCCCTGCCCGCCGACGTATTTGGGTATGGCGCTGACGTCGTCGGAGATGTCCACGAACTCCTTGTAGACCTTCATCAGGGCCTCGGAGTTCGAGGTCGGCATGAAGAATGAAATGGGAGGCTGCGCGTTCACCCCCACCGGGTCGTTGCGCGAGTGCCAGCGCTTCCACGGGTAAAGCTGATTGTCGTCGTCCGGTGTGATCCGGTCGTCGTTGATCATGACCTGGGGGCCGGACGAGATGGAGAGGTTGTTGACGAGACTGCGCAGCGTCGCATTGGCGGCCTGCTGGATGTCCTGCAACAAGTCGATCAAGGAGTTTCCTACCGGGGTGCCGGGGACTTTCTCGAACGAGGTGATAAAATAAGGATGCCGTTTGCGCGGAGACGGACTCAGATGGCATTTGATGACATGAGTGCCGATACACCAAACCTGTACGGCATAGTCCCGCAACTCGTCCGGTACCGCCAGTCCGTATTCCTGCAACATCCGCCCCTGGATGTTGCCGTTGTACTCCATCATCGCGATCATGCCGGACCGGTTCCAGGCGGGGTTCTCCCGGCTTTCCAGAACTGCACGTTCGGCGTCGGTGGTGTCCCAATTATCGTAAAGTCCGCCTCGGCCATATTCGTCGAGCACTGCCCGTATCTCGTCCTGATTGTAGCCGGGCAAATCGAGAAGATCGTTAAGTTCACCACGAGTGACCGAGAGTTTTTCGATCACCTCGGCATTCTCGATGTCGGCGACGCCGGGAGTGAACCAGATGTCGAACGGCGAGACCCGGTTCCAGGTCAGCTTGGGGGTCATCTTGATGTCGGGCTTGCCCCCGCCGGCGGGCCAGTCCACCTCGGGGACGACCTTGACCACCGGCCCCTTCATCACCGCAAATGGGAATATTGGGAGATCGACTAGGAACTCGGCCATGGCGTGATAGAACCCGCCGTCCCGGAGCAGCTCCTCAATGCGGTCCTCGCTGATGCGCGCCTGCTTGGTGGCCTTGCGCTTGGCCGCATCGGAGGCGCTCTCGATCAGCGCGTCCTTGCGGTCCTGGATATCTTGCGTCTGCGGCGGCCGGCCCAGGGTCTGCGCCACCTGCTGTTGTTCCGCCTGCAAGAGTTGCTCAATCGACTGGATGATCTCGTCCGGCACGTCCGGGTCGGCCGGGGGACGCACCGCATAGGGGCGGTCCTGCGAGAGATAGATATCGCGTAAGAGAGAAGACGCCGCGCGGCATTTCTGGGCCGCGATCCTGGCGTAGATGTTCGACCCGCCAAACTTCTGGATCTCCTGGATCTGCGTGGCGTCGTACTGGCCGTTGAAAGTACGCATCGCCTGCAGGAGCCGCTCGCTCCAGCCGTTCACCGTGTTGCGGTGGTTACGAAAGATCTCAAAACGGGTCTTGATGAAACCAGCCAGCTGGCTCGGGTCCTGGTCGGCTTGCGGCATGTTGGAATTGGCGGCCTCGCTCTCGCGTGCCGCGATCTGCCGCTCCAGCTCGGCCGGCGGCACGACCTGGAGAACGCCCTGCTGGCCCAGACTTCCCGCCGTATCGACCATGCCGGCACGATGGCATGCGACCCGTTAACGGACCGTTAGCGGGTTTCGTGAAACATTCCCGGCATGAACGACGATTATGTCGAGACCGGCCTGGTCCCCCGGACCGTTACCGCCACGGCAACACCCATTGCAGCGGATCATCGCTCGACCCAGCCCGCTGTGATCGCGCCCGCGCCGCCAGCAACTCCCCCCACGGCGCGGGCGATGCCTATGCCGGACGGCTGGACCCTGCACAAGGTCGCCGCGCTGGTCGGCGACGTGGCGCAGAACATGTACGAGATGCCGTACATCCTGAAGAAGCACGAGCTGACCAAGGAGCAATACGCCACGCTGGAGAACAACGAGTTCTTCCAGAAGGCGCTGGAAGCCGAGATCATTACCTGGCAGGGCGCGAATTCCATTCAAAAGCGCCTGATGCTGGAGGCCGCCATCGGGGCCGAGGCGGCGATGCCGACGCTGGCGGCGCGGATGCAGAGCAAGACCGAGCCTTTGGGCGACATTGTTGCCCTGATGAAGTTGTTCAGCGAGATGGCCGGGGTCACCGGCGTGAAGGCCGCCGGCGGGCCGAGTTCGTTCGGCGAGCGCTTCAAGATCGTCATCAACCTGGGCAGCGACTCCCTGCAGAAAGAGGCTTCTCCCAGCGTCGACCCCAAGATCATCGAGCACAGTCCCGCATGAGCGCCGACGACCTGGTTTATACCCCGCCGAGCACGCTCGCGCGGTTCATGCGCTCCAATGCCTACGGGAGAATATCCGCAGGACCGGTCGGATCGGGCAAGACCACCGCCTGCATGATGGAATTATTGCGCCGGGCCTGCGAGCAGAAGACCGCACCCGACGGCTACCGCCACACGAGATTTGCGGTAGTCAGACAGACCTTGAAGTCGCTGAAAGACACGGTGCTCAAGGACTGCGAGACCTGGCTGGCGGCACGCGGCATCGGCGTGTGGAAAGTCAGCGAATCTACATTTCATGTCGCGTTCAACGACGTACGGTCAGAGTGGGTGTTCCTCCCCCTGGAGGACGCGCAGGACCAGGCGAGATTGCTCTCGATGCAGCTGACCGGGGCGTGGCTCTCGGAGTGCGTCGAGATGAATTTAGATATTCTTGGACCCGTCTCGGGCCGCCTGGGCCGCTACCCCTCTGGCGCACACGGCCAGCCGACGTGGCACGGCATCATCGCCGACACCAACATGCCCACGGAAATGTCCCCGTGGTACACCTTCATGGAGAACCTGCCCAGCGACTGGGACAAGTTCATCCAACCCTCCGGCATGAGCGAGACGGCGGAGAATCTCGAATGGCTGGTGCAAACCGACGAGACGATCAGTTTGCCGCTGCGCCATCCGGTACGGGTACGGCAGGGGCGCAAGTACTACGAGCGCCTGGTCGAGATGTACGGCGCGGATTCGGACTGGGTGAAAAGATACGTTTACGCCGAGTACGGCGACGATCCGTCCGGCGCGGCAGTGTTCAAGAACACCTTCAAGCTCATGTTCCACACCGTCGACGACACCCTGCTGATCCCGGGCTACCCCTTGATCATCGGGCAGGACTTCGGGCGTAATCCATGGTCACTGATTTGCCAGCCGGACCACTTGGGGAGACTGCTCGTCCATGAAGAAGTCGCGGGCACGAACGTCGGCCTCGAAAAGCACGTCAACGAAAAGCTCAAGCCGCTGCTCTACTCCAACAAGTACCTCGGCTGGCGCGTGGCGACAGTTGGCGACCCCAGCGGCGTTGCAAAGGGTAGCATTGCAGAAGAGAGCTGTTTCGATGCTCTCAAGAGACTTGGTTTACCTGCTTTCCCAGCGCCAACCAATGATATCGAGCCGCGCCTACGAGCTGTCGAAACTTTACTTGGACGCCAAGTTGGGGGTGGCCCTGCGCTCGTTATCAGTCGCAGAGGCTGCCCTAAGCTCTGCCGAGCAATGTCTGGAGGCTATCGTTTCATCAAGACCAAGCAGGGCGCGCTCAAAACCGTCCCCGACAAAAACGACCCGGAAGGCTACTCGCACGTCGCGGACTGTCTCCAGTACGCCGCTTTAATTGTGCACGGCAACATGGTGGGGTGGATCACCACCAGGTTAAACCCGCCCAAGCGCGCCACCCCGCAGCAGATTTCAGCTGCGGGATGGACTTAACCTTATTTCTTCTTTTTCTTCTTGGTCTTCGGCTTGTCGGGCTCGTCCGACTCGTCCTCGTCGCTGTCGTCGTACTCGTACTCGTCCTCGTTCTCCTCGGCTTCCGCCATAGCCGGCGCATGCTCCGGCGTTACCGCGGCGGCAACAGGCTTTGCGGCGGGCTCCTGCTCAAGCAGCTCGGCATCGCCCGGTTCGAGCGCAGCCCCGGCACGCGCGCGTGCCTGCGCCGCAGCCCTGGGCTCGTCCTCCGGCGCAACAGGAATTTTCGAGCCGCGCAGGGTATCGCGCGGGTCCGGCGGCGGCATGTTGCTGTCGTCGTGGTGCTGCACCGGGATGAAGCTGTCGACATGCGCGAAGGCGGGCTGGTTTTGCGGCTGCACTCCCGGGTCGGCCGCCTGGGTCGGGAAGGGCTCGTCGGGCCGGTTCGAGCCGGAGCCGGGCAGCGGCTCTGGAGTCGGGTGCTTGGTCATGGTGCGCCTCCTTGGTTAAGACAGGATATCACAGCCCCCACTTGTTCTTGAGATAGGTGTCGAGCGCGGCGACGGTGGTGGCATCGCTGTAGCCGGTGGCGATGCCACACTCAGCAATTGGCCCAGCAAACTGACTTGCCAATCCCGGGTCGTTACCGATCCGCAGAGTGCCTGCGTCGGACCAATTGCCACCGGATGCAGCAGTCCCCGCCGAGACGCCATCAACATAAACCGTAAAAGTCCCGTCAGACTTGATCGTTGCAATCAGCCGGTGCGGCGCAGGATAGGCCGTCGTCGTTGCCACAGCTGTCGTGCTGTTACGATAAAGAACACATTGTGTTGACGACGTGCCATTCTGGGCAAATAGCCAACTGGTCGGACTGCCGTAGTCAACACCCCCGCTGCCACCAAGATAGGAAAAATAGCGGCCATAATTTTGTGTCCCCGTTGCACCCATTGTGGTGACCAGCCACAAGGTCAAGGTGTTGCCACTGCTCATTGGAAAGCTTGTCGCTTTCAACACATTGACCCCAGCAGAAGAAAACACCAGGGCAGGCTTGGTCGAATTAAACCCGGTTGCATTGTAAGTTGGTTTGGCGCTCTCCCAGTTCATGGTGTTGCCAAGGCCGCTCTGATCGGCCACGCTATTGATGCTCGATCCGGTCAAATTCAGGCTTGCCGTCACGCTCGCATCCCACCAACCAACCAATCCGGTAAGGGCCGTGGGGGACCACACATACGCCGCAACCGTCACCTTGGGATCGACATAGTACGTGGCACTCGCCTTCCCGACCCGCACCCGCGCGTGGATATAGCCGGGGAGCTGCGGCGTGATGGTGCTGGCGAGCTTGAAGGGGAGCCAACCGGCACTCGGACTACTGGTTTTATACGGATGACCGCCCGGCAGACTTGCGACCAGACCCCACTTCCACGCAAGGTAGCCCTCTAGCTTCTGCCGGTTGAGGGTCGTCGGCTTGTTCTGTAGGATAATCACCTCACCGAACTCACCCCCGTGAAACCAAGTGGAGACAGCATCGCTAGCGAAGTAACTAGTGGTGGCACGACCAGCCACAGTATTTGAGCCAGTCGTAAACTTGTCAGTACCATCCATGGCGTGACCCCAATCACTAGGGGCCGACCAAAGCATTACCTGATGCCAAATATTGACAGCAACCGCGCCCGCCGTTTTACGGCTATTAGACAAAAAATCAGAATATACCGTGCCGCCAAAAGTGTAATGGTTGTTCTGTGTGTCGCTACCCATGTCGCAGATGCCGCCAGTATCGCCACTCACACCCTTGTTGACCGCAAAGAACGATCCAGACGTGAGCGCAGACGCCGAGGCGAAGGTCGCGTATTTGACACCGCCTGCAAAATCCAACGCCTTCAGACTATTCTGTGCATTGGTCTTGGCTGTCGGCGAGTTAGCTGTTGTCAGCGTGCGGCTGTTGCCTGAGCTGTCGGTCACCGTCGCCACCGCAACGCCGTTGGCTTCCGACATGGCATCGAACTTCCACCACGCCCATAAATCCGCGCCAAGATCGGCCGGTGACCATGGTGCTGGCGTAGCCCACACCGAACTGTCGCTCGCCACCGCCGCATTGCTCGCAAGCACGTTCGACTTGGTCGTGGTGACGATGGTGCCCTTGGGGTCGGTCGATGTCCCGAGGTACTCCGTCTCCAGCCAGATGTCGTCGTTGTTGGGCAGCGCGCCCGCGTTGACCGTGCCACATACCGTGGCGGTAACCGCGCTCCCCACGGTCGAATTCCATATCGCCATCGGCTCCGACTTGAAGGGGCGCAGCCACTCGGCGTTGGCGCTGGTGACGATCTTGCGCGCCTGCGCCTGCCCGTTCGGGTCGACGGCACCGCCGGTGCGGACGATGGAGGTTTCCGTCGTCTCGGTCCCCTCGTAGGCGACCCGCGTCGACTTGTAGGCGGTTGCGGCCGAGTCGGAGCGGATCAACTGCACGTTCATGCCGGAGTTGATCGGGGTCGTGATGGTCATGGCGGCGTTGAGCTTGCAGTCCTGCACGATCAGCGAGCCGATGGAAGAGTTGCTGGCGTTGGTGAACAGCGAACCGGTGAGCTGCGAGAGGTCGAGGTTGCGCAACACGAACTCGTTGAACCGACCAGAAGAATTAGACTGCTGCAACAGGGTCGTGGGAACAGATGATCCAGACGCAAGTATTTGTCCGGTATTTTGCCAAATGAAGCGACAAAAATAGGGGAGAATGTATCCGGTAGTACCCCCAAATTTAACCGTCGTGTTGTTAAAAGTTACAATACCCCAAGCCGTGCTGGTTGCTCCCATGATAAGCTGCCCAATCCCAGCCAACCAGAAAGAGCAGTTGTCGAAGCAATACCAGTTCTGGACTTGACCTACTGCAGAAGCCCCGATGAACACCCCGGCCGAAGTCGTGCTGAAAGTAATACCGTAAAAATAAAACGACCCTTGCGAGGAAAACGTGATCGAGCTGCCGGGCGTAATTGACGCTCCGGTCATGATGTTGCTGTCTGTGGGCGGATAACTGCCTGAATGATTGTGACAGAGCACCTTGGCCAGAAGCGCACTGGCAAGGCTGATGTTGATCGTCCCGGAACCGGTTTCTGCGTGGTTGTCCCCAACGTACACTGTGTTGCCGGACGTAAACCAGGTCGAGGTGAACACACTTTGCAGCCGCGCGTGGGGGGCCTGTCCTCCGGTGAAATTACCCACCACCCCCAGCGAACGCCACGTTGCCGTCCCGCCGCTCTCGGCCGTCGATGTCCCAGCCGTATCACTGAACGCGGGTTCTGCGGCTCCCAGTGTCCCCGCCGTCGTGCAACACTGATAACTCGATCCGCTGTTGGTCTTGATGATCACACCCAATGACGGCGTCCCCACTGCCTTCATTTGTGCCCAACTGAACGTATTGGCAGCATCGCCATTGACCGACGACATGCCGGTGCATTCCGACCACGTCGCGGTGCCATCAGTAACTTGCGCCCCGCGCGTGATGGTCCAGGTCGCATCAGTGGTGTTGGCGGTGGTCCCGGCGGTCCGGCAGACAAACACCCGCTCGTTGCCCACACTCGGCGCAGTGAATTGCCTGCACAATTGCCCGGCCGCAACCGCCGCGTTCTGCGGACGCTTGGCCACCGCGTAATACCCGGTGGTGCTCCCGTCGCCGAAGTTGCAGTACCAAACGACATCGAAGAAGGCCATGTCAGCTCACCACGGCCAGAGGATCGATGTAAAATGTCGAACTCGCCCTGGCGACCTTGACCTGCGGGATCAGGTAGCCGGGCAGTTGCGGGGTGAGGGTGGCGGTGAGTTTGAAGGGTAACCAAAGGTTATTGCCCCAATCGGCAAACCCACTAGGAACAGCATTCGTAAAAACCGATGCCCCGAAATTTGCGGTGAAAATCTGCCCCGCAGCACCGCTGGTGCCACCGAAGGTTATAAACGGAACAATCGTGCCGGCCGGAATCGTGAAACCGCCCACGTTGGTTACCGGACTGGCTGAACCACTGTTGTTCCACAGCCCACCGTTCTTGCGGAACCATACCCGGCGATTATCAAGGTCGGCCGCAAGACAGCCCACGTCGCCCGTGACCAGACCAACCGCAAGAGTCCCCACGTTGCTGCCGGCAGCCCAGACGTTTCCTCCCGACGTAAAACAAATTACGCCCCCCGTCCCGTTGTTACCCATGGCAGTATAAGTCGCCGCTGTCGTCGCAACCCCGAACCCCTTGTTGGTCCCGCCTGCCGTGCTGGCACTGACATTCGTCATGACAAACTCGAAATACCATTTACCGGACGTTCGACCGCCCGCAGCCATAACGTGGGCACCGCAATCCCCCGAACTGGTCGCGGTGCTGGTAACGGTGAGATTGCCGTTCGACAGCGTGACGTTGGTCGCAGTCGCGCTCTCGAACGTGTCGTTGGTCGGAGCAAGTCCGCTCCACACCGAACTGTCCGACGCCACCGCCACCCCGGCATCCAGCACCTTGGCCTTGGTGCTGGTCGCGACCGAGCCGAGGGGGAATGTGCCCGAGCCGAGATAACTCACGTCGAGCCAGATCTCGTCGTTCAACGGCAGCGACCCCGCATTGACCGTGCCGTAGACCGTCACGGTCCTGGGCGACCCGGTGGTGGCGTTCCAGATCGAGAGTGGCTGCGCCGCGTAGGGCCGCAGCCACTGCGGGTTCGCTGTTGTAATAATCTTCCGGCTCTGTGCCTGGCTTGCAGGGTCGACGTAGCCACCCGTCCGCACGATGGATGTCTCGGTCGTCTCGGTGGCTTCGTAGGTGATGCGCGAGGACTTGTACGACGTGGCACTGCTGTCGGAAGCGGCGAGCTGCACCGTCATCCCGGTGTTGATCGGGGTGGTGAGGGTGGTCGTGGCGTTGAGCTTGCAGTCCTTGATAGTCAGGGAGCCAATAGATGCCCCAGCCGTATTGGCGAACAAACTGCCAGTCAACTGGGACAAATCAAGAGCTTCCAACAGCACGGAGTCGATCCACCCGGAAGAGGAAATACCGCCGCTCAACAATGTTGTCGGAACACTCGACCCACTAGCCAGCACCTGCCCGGTGTTTTTCCAAGTGAACTGGGCGAATGCGTAAAGAATATAATGGGAAACCGCCGCGAACCGGACAGTGGTGTTATTGAACACGACGACGTTCCAAGCAGAAGCCGTCGCACTCCCCAACTGGATATAAGCCGTAGACGCAGATGTAAGCCTGAGAGCACAATTATCCAGATAGTACTCACCCTGAACCGACGACCCCCCGAACACGACCCCGCCCGAGATCGCATCCGCAACAAAACTCAATCCATAAAAATAGAACGGTCCCGATGGGCGAATGGTTAAGTTGCCGCCCGCCGTAACGGTGATCGACGCACCCGTCGTCAACGTGCTAGGCGGGTAACTGCCAGCCGCGCTATGACAAAGCACTCTCCCCATCAAGGCATAAGTACCGGCAATGGTAATACTGGTCGCCTGCGTCTCCGCGTGGTTGTCGCCGACGTAGACGGTGTTGCCCGAGGCAAACCAGTTGGTCGCAAGCGCGTTGGCGAGACGGGCGTGGGGGGCTTGGCCTCCGGTGAAATTCCCCACAGGACCGAGACAGGTCCAGACATTGAATCCGTCATTGGTTGTTACTCCCGCCGTATCACTGAAAGCAGGTTCAGTTGCCGGCATAGTCGTCGCCGAAAACGTACACATCTGGTAACTGGCACCATTATTACGTTTCACCACAGCACCCTGTGAAGGCACCGAATTAACAAGTCGTGCAGCCGCATAAGTCAGGGTGTTGATGGCGTCCCCATTCACGGCACTCATACCAGAGCATTCGGCCCATTTTGCCGTACCGTCGGTTATTCCCACGCCGCGCGTAGTCGACCAAGTCGCATCAGTCGTGTTGGCAGTTGTACCAGCAATAATGCAAATCCAGCAGCGTTCACCGCCGACCGCAGGCGCGGTAAAATTACGCACAATCTGACCCGCCACCACGGCGGTGTTTTGCGGCCGCACCGGCACAGCGTAATACCCGGTCGACGTGCCGTTGCCGAAGTTGACGTACCAGGTGGTGTCGAAATACGCCATTTAGTAGTTCTCATGCGGCAGCAGCAGCGTGTAAGTCGAGGCGACCGAGCCGGTCACCAGCAGGTTGATCGCGTGCGCGGTCTCGCCGATCACCGGCGCGGGCGGCCCGGTGACCGCCGGCGCAGACAGGTAATTCACGTAGATCAGCTGGTGCGATACCGCGGCGGTAACGGCACCGCCAAGTTCTTTACCGACGTCGTCGGCCCACCAGGTGACGCCGTTCTCGTCGAAGAAACTGGTTCGCGCGAGGTCGTCCTCCAGGGCCATGGGGTATTACACCGCCGTGTCGCCGGAGAGTGTCCACAAGTCGGAGCCGTCGCAAGTAAGCGTGGCGCAGGAGTATTGCGCGCGCAGTTTCAACCCATTGGCGGAACGCACGGTGACGCCGGACGCGCCGGCAAAAACAGTCTGGCCGGTGTTGACCTGCTGCACCTCGATCTTGCTGCCGGCGACCAGCCGGATGGTGTTGTCGCTGGTCTTCGGCACCGTCACGGTCTGGCCGGTGGCGCGGTCGAACAGGATCTTGGAGCTGCAGTCGTAGCCCTGCACCGAGTAAGTCGCCGCCGTCTGCGTGGTGACGCGCTGCGGCGTGACCTGCAGGTGGGTGAAATTATCCGCCCCGGCAGTGAGGTAGTCGGAGCGCTGGAAATCGCAGTAGGTGATGGCCAGGCGCGGGTTGCCCTCGACGTAGCCGTTGATCGAGCTGCAGCTGTCCAGCGTCACATATCCCGAGCCGGACCAGAAATATCCCGAGGTCCCGAGCGTCTGGTTGCAGCCGGAAATGTGCACCGGCTGCGCCGCGCCCTGCTTGAAAAAATTCGCGCTCTCGGAGCGGCAGCCGGCCACCGAATAACTATCCTGCGCGCCGTTGATCACGTAGATGTCGCAGTCGGTCTGCGCCTGGAAGCTCACACCGTTGATGGTGTTGAACGACCCCGAGGTAACGAGAATGCCGATGGCGCATGACGCGATGTTGCCGCCGACAATCGTGTTGTCGCAGGCGTTGTAGTTCCACGTCGAAATCCCCGCGACACTGCAGCCGCCGGTGTAGCAGTTCAGCACCATGGTCTCCGAGCCCATGTCCTGCCCGGCCCCAATCATCAGGCCGTATTTCGGCGCGGTGTGCCCGCCGATCCCGCCGAACGTGACGTTGTGGAACGTGTTCGACTGCAGCGCACAGGTCCCAGTGTCGGAATTCGCCCAGTCGAGCTGGAACGCGATGCCGTTGGCATCGGCGGCGAACGTCAGGTTCTCGAAGCGCGAGTAGGCGCAGCCGTTGGTGCAGACCACCGCGGCGTTGGGCGAGGCGCTCTCGATGAACGTCCCCATCCGCCCGCCGCCGGTGATCAGTGCGCCCTGGGTGCTCTTGAGCCGCAGGCACGGCGTGGTGATGGTGCCGCCGCTGACGTAGGCATTGGCGAACGCACTCATCTGCAGGTCGAGATGGGTGGCGTCGATGACTGTTACAAACCAGGGAAAATTTGCCTCGGTGGTGCCAGTCACACCCACGACGTGGACGTTGTCGCCGGTGGTCAACCCCGTGGTGGAGACGGTCAGGCGTATCAGCCCGCTGCCGTTGTTGGCGGCACCGGAGATCGCGCGCGAGGCGATGGCCGAGGAGACCTTGTAGTGCCCAACCGGGAAAAATACCGGCCGGTTGGTGTATATCAGGCTGCCGACGTCGTTGAGCCCGCCGTGCGGCGCTGCATAGGTGCCGTAGGCGAGATCGAACGCGGCTTGGATGGCGGCAGTGTCGTCGGTGGTGCCGTTGCCTGCCGCCCCCATGCTCTTGACGTTGATGACGTCGCCGAGATGGTCGCGCAGCTCGCGCGCGGCGGTCGCGTCGCGCACTTTAAATAATGCAGTATTATACGGGTCGGCGGTCATGCGGTCACCTCGACGGGAAACCCGCCAAACCCCTGCGCCGGCACGCCGTTGCGGTCCTGCAGCGGGATGCTACCGGGGGTGTAGCTGACCGTGCCGGGCCCGCCGGTGTAGGCCGTGCCGAACTGCAGGATGACCCGTGCGCCGTTGACCGTGACGCCGGTGGGCACGCCCGACCCGAAGTCGCCGGTCCCGATGAAGTCCCCCGGGCCGGGGCGCGAATTGTAGTCCAGCTGCACGTCGAAGAAGATGGTGATCTGCTTGTCGTTGCCGGACGTGCTGGCGGAGACGGGTTTCGGCCCCATGCCGGTGTCGGGGCGCTCGATCTCGTCGGGCAGGTTGATCGGCAGCACGGGCAGGGTCTGCATGCCCTGCGGCAGCGAGGTGAGCTGCATGCGGGTGACCGTGAGCGGCCCCGCCACACGCCCGACCACCTGCATCGGCTCGGGCGCGGCCTTGGTGTGGATCAGCTCGGTCCACTCGTTGCGGTCGGTGCGAATCCGCCCGGTGACCGTCGTCATGGTCAGGTCGAACCGGTGCGACCCGGTACTGGTGGCAGGGGTCCGGTGCACCACGATATTTCCGGCCGGACCGGTATACTTGCAGGAATTGGTCTTGGTGTCGGACCCGTCGGCCACCGAGAACACGCGAAACTCGTCGTCGGCAAAGCAGATATTCAAGTCGCCCAGCCCGGTGACGGTGTAGTTGATCTTCGCGTCCATCCCCAGATAGACCAGGATGTGCGCCAGCGTCGGCGTGAACGCGAAGTTGCACTGCCCGCCGGGCGAATACAGCCCGACGCCCGGCACCAGCGCCGCCGGGTCGACCTTGCCCCATTTTGAATTCGGGTCGAAGATCTGGTCGAGCGTGTAGGGCGTGCCGCTCACCGTGTACACGCCACCGACGAAGTCGAGCACGATGTCCACCGGCAGGGTCCAGCCGCCCGGCACATACCCCTCGATGAATGCCTCGGGCAGGCCCGGCAGCCAGCCCCCCGAGTCGATCACCGTCTCGACGGTGCGCGAGTCCTCGGATGTGAGCAGCCAGCTGCGGGTATGCGGCCAGGACTTGCCGCGGATATTGACCTTGCGCCACAGCGGATTGACCGTGCCGGGGGGCATGACGCGCACGCGCTTGCGCAGGGGGTTGTCCGGCATGGGTCAACTCACCGGGTCGTCGAGGTCGGGGCACTGCATCAGCAGCTCTACCAGGTCCGCGAGCGCCAGGCGCTTGGTGGTGAACACCGCGTGGTGGTCGTGGAAACGGGCGTACAGGAGGTCGGGCAGGCGCTGTTTGGCGGGAGCATCGGGATTATCGGGCCCGGGCGCGGTGTCGGCGAGCTGCTGGCGCTTGTCGAGCACGGTGACGGCACGGCCGAGCGTCACCGCGCGGTCCATGGCGGCGGTCTCCCCGGCCAGGTCGTTGCACAGCTCCAGCACGTCAGTGAAGAAGTCACGCTCGACCTGGCGGTCGTAGCAGGCCAGCACGACGAGAGAAGTCAGCAGCTGCAGCGTGTGTGGCGTGCAGGGGCGCTCGACGTCACGCAGGCGCGCGAGCAGCCGCCGCTCGTCCACCGGAGGGTACGACTGGTAGGGCAGGGCGGGCTGGTCGTGCACCATGAGCCGAGCTTCCCATGCCGGCATCTAACATTTGGTAAACCATGTCCTTGACGCCGGGGTCGAGGAAATACCCCTTGCCCCACGACGTGCGGATCTGCACCGGCACCGCCAGCTCGTTGCTGTGGGCGTGCAGGGTCATCTTCTTGCGCAGCTTACATATCATCACGTCGACCATCTTGACGTCTGTCACCTCCTCCTGGGCAGGGCGTATTGCGCGGGTGGCACGCTGCGACTCGATCACGGCGTGCAGCTTCTCCTTGTCGGCAAAGAGGCATTTCAGCAAGACAGCGAGAAACCCGGCCTCCAGGTTGGTCAGCCGGAACGTATGCCGGCAGAGAAACTCGACGTCCTGCGACGGCAAGGTCGACGCGACGGTTACCGTCGCGGTATTGCGCGGGCGCGGCAGCGGCAGCGCGGGCGCGGGACTGCGGTCGGCGGGGGACTGGGCGGGGGGCCAGTCGGGGCGCGGCACCTCGGTGATCGCGCCGAGCCGCTTGGCGCGGGTGAGATAGTGCAGCACCCTGTCATAAGGCAGCCGCAAAGTGCGGGCGATGGCGGCGACCGGCACGCCCTCGGCGGCGGCACGCACCGCTATTGCAATAAACTCGGTCGGGGGCGGGGCATCGGGATCGGGCAGCGCGGCAGCGTACGTCGCCATGGGGGACCAACTCTTCCGGGAGCGCTGGCACCTATGGCGGCGGCACGGGGGCGAATTGCGGCCGGCAGGCGCGGGTGATTCGTGCCTCTTGTACCGATATGACGTTAGGGCTGCAACTGCCTGTCGTATAGGCGACTTATCCTTCTCGCTGCGCCTGGCCGGACGGCATCGGGTTTGGAGTGTCCTTGAGCAGCCGCACCGCGCGGGTCCACAGCCCGATCAGGTTCTGCAGGTTGTCGCCGGACGGGTCGCAGAAGAACTTCTCGGTATAATCATCGAGATTCTGCCGCACGGTGACGAAGAGATACCTGGTGGTGCCGTCCTGCGAGAGCGTGGCGGCAGCACTGAGCTGGTCGACGAGGGGCTGGCTCTGGTCGTACTGCATGGGGAGTCCCCACAAGGGTCGGGTCGGGTCCCTGAACCGGCAGGGAGGCCGCGAGTTCCCGTAACATGATACTTGGGGAACTCCTAGACCGTATGACCTACAGCGTCATACCCCTACAGCGTGTCGTCATGCAGGGGCGGCTAGTTTCTTGAGATACCGCTGCCGGGTGTACTCGCGTGTGCACGCCCGGCAATAGGGTGCGTGTTGCCGTTCTTTTTGGTTGCCGCATTTGGGGCAAGGGTAACTCCCGTGAACGGGAGGGTGGTAGCGTATTTGCTTGTTGTGTTTTGGGGCCTTCTCCATGATCTGGCGTGCCCAGAAGGCGTCTGCAGCGGGGCGGGCGTCAAACCATTTCACCTTGGTGGCGGCGATCTCCGCGGTCCACGGCGCGGCAGGCATGTTGGTCGAGCGGCCAATAAAAAGCAGGGACATGGTGCGGTCGTAATACCATACGACGGGACGAGGAGATGACACGGCAGGGGGTCTCTGTATTTAATATACTGAATAAAACTCATGTTTTATTAGAATGTCAACCCCATAATTACGGCACACGCTTGCCGCGCACGCAGGAGCCCCGGCGGGCCACCGTGGGGGAGGGGTCGCCTCCCCCGCGCCAGCCCGACGGGGTGCCGGGGTGTCACCCCCGGCGCGCTGCGCCCTAGCTCACGGTGTCACGTGACAGGGTGCAGATGATGTCGATGAGTCTAGCGTCGTCGTAACCAAACAACGCCAAACCGTCCAGCATGTCGTAGGGCATAGGGAACGTCCTTTCGGGTTAGGGGAGCGCCGGGCGGTCGCCCGGCGCTCCCGCCGCGCTGCGCCCGGCCTAGGCCTTGGCCAGGGGGATAGTCGCGTTCAGGCTGATGCCCACGTCGCCGAACCGGGTGAAGCCGCCGGTGGTGGCGAGGAGGAGGGTCTTGCCCGACTTGGAGGGCTGGGCACCCTTACGGGCAGTCTCGGACACGTCGATGGTGAGGACCAGCTTGTCGCCCTTGATCTCGCCTTGGATGGACATTGCGTAAGCCTTTCTGTGGTGAGGCACCGTTGGCGGAGCGCCGCCGGTTGCCGCTCCCGCCGCGCTGCGCCCTCCAACCACAACGCGCGCGTTGTGGCGTGGCGCGACCGCCAGTGGAAGCATTCACTCTGGCGCGGTGTCACCCTGTGGGACCCGCACGGGCGAGGCGGGAAGCATTCACTCTGGTTCAATCATACCACAAGGGACCTCGCTCTGCAGGACCATACTCCTAAATGTGGTGTAATGACACCTGTATAGTGTGTCATCATTATACCTACATGTGTCATCATTATACCTGCAGCAGGTTGTAAAGAGGGTCAAAAAACATCAGTTCACATGCCTAGCGACAACACCGTCGACTTGTACAGTTCTTTCCATAACAACATCAATGGTTTGCCGAGAACTGTCCGTTGGGCAGTGTTTGGGCATGCGGATTATGGAGGGAGCGTGCGTCTCTCACGTATACTTGGTTGTATGCACGCAGACCATTTTTTTTACTTTTATATATACTCTTGGAACAAAACATAAACATAATCTAAATTATATAATGAAATCAATAGGGGTAGATTATATTCCCACGGAAGCGGGATGCCGACACGACAAGGGCCAGGTCGCTTTTTAAGTGATTACAACCAAGCCCACGTGCCACGCGCACGGCTACTCCGAACCTCTGCTGGAGAGCCGTTTTATTATGCTCAACTTGCGTAATCGATACACACCAAATACAACAGCCCCTACTAATGTACCACACACCATAAGTGCTCAATTCGCCCTGCCAATCCTCCCCACGCCAAGGGCGCAGCGCGCCGGAAAAACCGCCGCAAATTTTCGCTCCACCACGAAAGGACGCTCCCGATGCCCACACCCACAGCCCGCTCGCTGCACAACGCAGTCATGTGCCGCTACCACAACTCCATCCATACCAATGCGGCCCCCAGGCACTCCTATTCGCTCGTGCCGAATCTCAGCTACGCCTACGTCGTCGGCACTTACCGCGGCGGTAAGCGCACCGCGGAAGGGTTTGACTCATTGACGCTGGCAAAACGTCACGCCGACCTGAACGCACCCGCGTTCGTCTACCGCTCAGCCCAAGTCAAACGCGTTGCCCAGGGCACCTGCTACCTCGATGCCGCCAACAAAGACCCGATCTACGTCGGCCAGAAAGGCTGATGCAGACATGTCAGGCACGGAAATAATCATCATCGCCATTGCAGTCGTCTGGGCGCAGCTGTTCGTGCTCGCCTGGGCCATGTTCACGCCCGACCAGGACTAACCCTCACGCACGCTGGCAGGGTGGCACGCTGTCACCCTGCCATTCACACGTCCCAACAGCAAAACGCATCCACAGGGCTCCCTGCCCCAACCAGAAAGGCCACCCAATGCAGACCTCCCATGTCGACAAGACCATGACCCACGTGGACTGGCAGCTGCTCGCCGAGCAGAAACTGGCGCTGCTGGAAGTCCTCAGTGCCTGCCGATACAGCGCAGACCCGCAACCGCTGGCTGGCCTGCTGCACTTTATCGACGCCCTGCAGGATGCCGCCGAGAAAGACGGCCACAGGGTCGTCTGGCTGACCGACGACAACAACGAGGAGACACGCTGATGCACACACTTATCATCAAAGGCGACAAATACGCCGCCTATGCCGCCTGCAACGCCCACGACATCGATATCCTGTCGATCACGCGTCATCCCCAATTCGACGAGTGCATTATCTCCACCGACGGCCATGCCGACACCACCGCGATACTCAGTGCGTGGTTCTGCGAGCACAGCGGCGCGCCCCCGGCCCCTGCAGGCACGCTGATGTGGTACGGGCCGGCGAACAGCGCGCCGCTGCCCGACAACGCCACCGCAGACGGCCACATGGCCCCTGTGCCCCATGCACCGCTACAGGGTGACACCGCTGCGGTCACGCACGACGACACCGCGACGGTCATGCAGGAGGGCGTCTGATGCAGCTCTATTACCTGCAGGCCGACGCTTACACAGGCGACGCCGACGGCCCGATCAGCATGGACCTGTTCGTCCATGCCGAGTCGCCCGAGCAGGCCCAGGAGTTCTGGAAGCGCTATTACGACGACTGGGACGACGCCGAGACATTACGCGTGTGGGCAGTCCCCACACCGGCATTGCCCGGCGCGGTCCCCTGGGATAGCGTGACCTGTACCGAGTTCAAGGTGTGACATGCTCACTGACGACGAGACCAAGCTCGCCATGCACCACTGCGACGTGGTGCGCCGCACTCATCCCGTGCCGTTCCTGCAAGTGCGGCCCGATCCGGTCAGCGCCTATAACGTGCAGCTGCGTTACCGGCGCAGTGCGTGGAGAACCATGCACTGGACCGATGCGGTGGCGTTCACCCGCAACGCCCGGCGCACCCGCATCAACCAGCGCAAGCAGCCCCCCGGCTCCCGCAAAGCCTATCAGGCCGCTTACGCCGTCAAGCGCCGCCAGCAGATCAGGCAGCAGCGCCAGGACAGGATCAGGGAGCTGCTTGAGCTGAAGGGCCGCATCCTGGACTACGAGGTCAAGGAGCTGCTGCACACCCATGCAACCCCGCCAGCCAAGGGCGACCAGACATGACCGACCGGCAGGATATGATCCTAGGCATCCTGATATTCGTGGTGTTGTTCTGGTCAGTCATGTCCTCGACGCCAAGGTTCTGCGTTGCCGCCGGCTGCTAGACCACCTGCCCTGCCCGGGGGCGCAGCGCGGCGGCAACGCCGCGCCGCGTTACCGCTGCGGCAACGCAAAAATTTCGCTCCAACCACCACCCCACTGCAAAACGAAAGGTACTCCCCACATGCACACGCAAATCCCGCTGCCGGCCGATGGCCCGGCAACCCAGTCTCCCGGACTTGCCAAGTCCAACGCGCCCTCGTTCGACGACCTGCTCGCCATGGCCAAGGAACTCGGCGTGCAGTGCGGCCAGGGCAAGGACACCCAGATCAAGTTCGACTTGAAATTGATCGAGGCGGCGTATCTGGGATCACTCTCGCTCGACCCTGACCGGCACGGCAAGGGCCGTGACGACTCGACATTGATGGCCGAGGCCTACGTCAGGGCAACACAGGGTGCGGTCGTATTTGATGCAAAAGCCGACAAGACGCGCAAGCAGGTGTCCAACGTGCGCAAGTGCATCAAGCTCGGCACCATGACCAAGCTGGGCCGCGGCCAGCCGCTGCAGTTCGTGCAGGAGTTCGTCGAGTATCGCCAGAAGGTCCGCGCCAAGGACCCGATTGCCCTCAAGAAGGCACCGCACGGCAAGACCGAGAAGGACCTCGACGACGCCCACAACGGCCTGATGCGCCTCGCCACCGTGCAGATCAAGGCAACGTCGCTCTTGAGCGAGGACGAGCGCAACCGGTTTGCGTTCAAGACCGACACGGCCGAGAAGACCGAGACCGAGAAGCTGGAGCAGGCCCGCAAGATGCTGCGCAAGTCCGGCGACAACTCCACCGAGGTGCAGGCCGCCATCACCTCGATCACCAACCGCCTGATCAACCTCGCCAAGGGCGCAAAATGAAGCCCGCCAAGGTTGATTGGGTCTGCGAGCACTGCGGCAGCAACGACGTGCTGGTAGACGCCTATGCCGAATGGAACGTAGACACCCAGCAATGGGAGATCCACAGCACGTTCAACAAGGGCTCGTACTGCCGGGAATGCGATGGCGAGTGCCGTCTCACCGAGAAGGTGCTGCCATAACCGATACCGTCACGCTGTGGTGGCGTGACGGGTGCGCCGGACCTCCTGTTTCAACCGGCGCACGGCGGCCGGACGCTGCTTAAGCCTTTCAAGCGTCCGGCCGCTCCCTCTGCCCTCTGAAAGGCTGACACGATGCACCGCTGCGGTCACACCTCTGGCCGCCTATACAACCAGAAAGGCTATTCTTATGAACTTGCGTACTGCCAAGAAGCACCTGCAGGCCAACATCCTGGCCGGCAATGCCACGATACTCATATCCGACCCGGGTGTCGGCAAGACCGACATGATGGACGGCGTCTGCCGCTGGTTCCTCGACTACACCCGTGCCGGCAACCCGAAGGCACGCGTGGGAAAATCCCTGTTCTTCATGGCCACTCAGTCCCCGATTGGCTTCACCGGGCTGCCGTGGAAAGGGGCGCGCAGCTACATCGACGAGCGCACCGGCCTGCAGCACGACTACACCGTCACCGACCCGGCGATTCCGCAGTGGTACATGGCGCAGGACCTCGTCACCGGCGAGGTGCTGCCTGCGAACATGTTCGACAAGGTGGTGCTGGTGATCGAGGAGTGGGGACAGGGCTCGGCCGAGACCAAAAGGGCGGGTGCCGAGGTATTGCGTGCCGGGGGGACTCCCCCCTGGTATCTGCCGGAAGGCTCGCCGCGCATTGCGCTCAGCAACCACGACACGCGTGACGGCGTCACCAAGGAGATGGGCTTCCTGATCAACCGCGCCAACCGCGTGCATATCGTCGGCGATGCCAAGATCTGGCACGACGACTTTGCCGACCACCCCTACCAGTGGCAGGGACGCACCTGGCAGATGCTCGGCGTGAGCAAGATGTGGGGGCTGCGCAACCCCGCGATACTGTTCGAGCCGCGCCCCGACAAGGAAGGCCCGTGGTGCACCGCCCGCTCGTTCACCGCACAGGACCGCTACGTGCAGACGGTCACCGAGCTGAACGACGGCGAGATCCCGCTCAACGACCCCGGGTTCCGCGAGACCTGCGCGGGCTACACCGGCATGAGCGCAGCGCAGAGCTTCCTCTCGATGCTGCAGTTCGCGCTGGAGCTGCCGTCCTACGAGAGCATCGTGAAGGACCCGATGGGCACGCCGGTGCCTACAAAAGCCGACCTGCAGATGCTCTTGTCATACGAGCTGGCCGGCCGCTGCGAGCGCAACGACCTGGCCAACGTCCTCAAGTTCATGGATAAGCGCGACGCCGACGGCAAGGGCATGCCGAAGGACGTGAACATCACGTTCGTCAGCACGTTGCTGCGCAGGGACTATGACCTGCTCAACGAGCCGGCCATGGAGGCGTGGGTCTCTCGTAATGCTAATCTTGTGGGTGTTATTGGTAAGTTAGCCCGTAATTAACCGCGACGGGGTGTTACCGCGACGGTGACACCCCCACTCCCCACAACACCAACACAAGGACTCCCCACATGAATCGCAAATGGGTGATCGAGGTCGTCGCCGACATGCGCGACAAGGGCAAGATCGACACCATCACCAAGCTGGTATGCCGGCAGGCCGCGCATCTGCAGGCTGCCGTGTATCTCATTGCCGACGAGCAGAAGCCGCAGGTCGCCGCTTATTCCGACGACTTCTTTGCCGGGCGCAGCGAGCTGGCGCTGATGATCGAGAATGACAGCTATCCGGAGGCTGCGGTCACTGCCGAGCCCCCTGCCGATAGCGACGACGAGATAAGCGACGAGCTGATGGACGCATTCACAAAAAAGTAGCCGGGGACAGTGACTGCACCAGGCGCATGCACTGTCCCCCCGGCAAATGCCTGGCCGAGATCGTCTACCTCACTGCCGCCAGCGAGCGTGCCGAGGTCGTGCTCTGGCAGGGCCCCGGCACGCTCTGCAGCAAGGTCAACAGCGTGCAGTGGAAGCAATTCTACAACTGGAAAAAGGACTGGTTCGATGCAGTTAGCAAGCACTTCCCCCAGTACTGCTGCAAACGATGGAAGCAGCGGGCTTTCGACCGCCGCCATAACCGCTGAGCACGACCGTAAATGGCAGGACACCGCTGCGATGATGCAGTGGACTGCCCCCGGGTTCGTGCATCTCCTGTACAAGCTACTCAATGCCCAGAACAATCTGGACGAGAAGGGCTATGTCGCGGTGCACTCGCGCGACGTGCCCATCGCGGCAACCGACGGCAAGAACGTGATTATTAACCCGGACACTTATTACAAGCTCGCCCTGCCGCAGCGCGTGTATGTCTTGGGCCACGAGATCGTGCACAACATGTTCGGCGACGTTGAGTTGCTGCACGCGTGCCACGAGAGCGGCACCGTCACCATGCCGGACGGGCGCAAGATCCCGTTCGACGAGGAGGAGATGCAGCTGGCGATGGACGCCAGGATCAACGCGTTGCTCGACGAGAGCCACATCGGGTCGCGGCCCGACATCGGCTGGTTCGACAAGGAGGTCAAGGCCGCGGACAGCGTCTACCCGATCTACGAGCGCTACGTGAAAGCCAAGGCGAAAAAGCCGCCGGGCGACCAGCCCGGTAACCGTCCCGGTAACAAGCCCGGCACGTCGCCCCAGCCCAACGGCAACCCGGGTGGCGGCTTCGATAAATTGCTCAAGCCCGGCGCAGCCACGGGCCAGGCCCCGCAGGACGCAGTCTCCGAGCGTGACCCGCAGCAGTGGGCGGTCGAGATCCAGACCGCCAAGACGCTGGAGAGCCTGCGCCAGCAGGGCGACCTGCCGGCCGGCCTGGAGAAGCTGTTCAAGCAATTACTGGAGCCGGAGATCTCGTGGCTCGACCACATCGAGACGCTGGTCATGCGCCAGGTCGGCGACGGGTCCATCGACTGGACCCAGCCGCACCCGTACTGGGGCGCATATGACTTCTATGTGCCGAACGAGTCCGGCACCGGTGCCGGGTGGATCGTGGTGTGGGGGGACACTTCCGGCAGCGTGTTCAGCGACGGCGTGCAGGCGCGCAACATCGCCGAGCTGGCTGGACTGATGGAGCAGGTCAACCCCGCACGACTGACGCTGATCTGGTGCGATGCCGGGATACAAAAAGGCAGCGTGATCGAGCTGCAGGACCCCAGCGAGTTGCGCGACGCCAAGCCGGTGGGCGGCGGCGGCACCAGCTACAAGCCGGTGCTCGACTGGATCGCCAAGAACAATCGTGGGGAGTCCCCCGATCTGTTCCTGGCCTTCACCGACGGCTACGTGACGTTCGCCAAGGAGCACCCGTTCCCCACCATCTGGTGCAGCAGCACCAAGAAGGGCGAGGTGAAGTACCCGTTTGGCCAAGTCGTCTACATCAACGACCTCAAGAAGGGCGCATAAGCGCCCCCAACCAGAAAGGACAACTGCGTGAACAATCTTACCAAGCGACAACACCAGCTCATGCTTGAGTTGGTGAAGGGACTCCCCGACAAGGAAATCGGTAAACGACTCGACATCACCACCGGCACCGTGCGTCAAATGCTACATAACCTCTATCAACGCACCGGCAATGCCAACCGCACCGAGCTGGCAGTACAGTACATCGACCATGCACGACGTAACCGCGACGGTAACTAGCGCCGTAAGACAATTGATCAACCAGACAACAATAGGAATCACTGCAATGGGTAGACAGAGACAGCACACCATCAACACCCAGACCTGGGAGCCGGCCCTCACCTGCATCAACCGCATGGAGAAGGCGATGGTCCGGGTCATGGTCAAGACCGGCGACCTCACCTATCACGACATGATCGACTGGCTGCTGCCGCCCGAACCGCTGCAGGCGATGCGGGTGGCTGCACCTTATGCCGACCTCTCGCGCGGCAGCGATGTCTCCAAGGACTTCGACTTCGGCAACAAGGCCTCGTTCGCACTCGACTTCGCCAACATGGGGTACATCACGCCCAAGCGCAGCCTGTTCGCCATCCAGCACGACAACAAGAACCACATGCAGTTCGCCGGGATAATCTCCAAGGTGATCGGCATCGTGATCCAGCACAACAAGCTGCGCACGATTCTCGCCCACTTCCGCAACAAGAACGTCACCCCTGGCGCGGCCAAGCACTACTGGCCGACGCTGCAGAGCCTGCTGCCCAGCGACCACGCGTTCTTCCAGGTCAAGGGCGACCGGTTCAAGGACGTGTTCTTCGAGCAGAACGTCATGGAGCACCTGCGCGAGGCCCCCGAGATCGTCGCCAAGGGGTTGCTCTGTGACCCGAACGTCAACGGCCTGTACCGCAGCAACGAGCGTGTGTTGATCCGGATGAGCGTGGACCAGAGCCAGTATTTCCCGCTGTTCGTGCAGCCCACATGACGCCGCCCGTCCATGCGTCGGTATTGCTGGCAATGCTGCCGCTGGCGATGTTCGGCACGGCGTGGGGTGTCCGCCCCGCGCCGCTGCCGCCCGCGCCGCCGCAGCAACAGGTTGTTGCCGCCACGGTAATTTCCGAGGGCGTGCGCAAGATCGACCTCGACACGCGCACGTTCGCGGCACGCTGGCTGCCGGTGTGGGGTCTCCCCACACCGGTCACCTATTTACAACAGCAACAGCAGCAACAGGAGGCAGCCGTCGAGGAGCCAGCCTTGCCAAGGGCCCGCCCGATGCCTAATGTGGTTGTCAGGGAGTCCCCACTGATTAGAAGACCGCGCGATATTTGTCAGCGGCACGGCCAGCACAAGGTGATGGTCGGCCGCTATAAATGGAGATGCCGTCGATGAAGGACGACCCCGAGAAGATTGCCGACATTAGCCTGCACCAGCGCGCCGCCATGCAGGATGAGATCGAGCGGCTGCAGTTCGAGATCGAGCGGCTGCAGTTCGAGATCGAGACGCTGAATGCCAAGATCACCGGACTGCAAGACGAGATCGTGCGCTGGCGCGCACTGGTCAGATCGCGAAAGGGCCAGTGATGCCGAGCACCCAGAAGATCAAGCGGATACTCAGGCAAGAGTACCCCGGCACTGAGATCACCCACACCGACGGCGGGCACCTTCGACTGGTGCTGCCCAACGGTGCCAAGCTGTTCATCTCGGCGACGCCGTCGGACGAGCACTTCTTCTGGCGCAACGTGCGGGCCGACATCAGGCGCAAGCTCAAGGAGAGCACGACATGAGCAACCACCAGCTCTACAACGAGTGGCGGGTCTATCACGAGAACAACCCGCGCATTTACCAGCTGATCTGCGCCTATGCCGAAGCTGCGATCCGGCGCGGGCACAACAAGTATGCCATCGCGACGATCTGGGAGAGAATTCGCTGGGAGATCACGGTCGACACCAACGACATCGACTTCAAGATGCCGAACAACCACCGCGCCTACTACGCAAGACTGTGGCTCAAGGACCATCCGCAGCACCCGGGTTTTTTTCGGCTCGCTGAGCTGCGCAGCGAGCGTGGCCTGATCGACAGGTTTGGGCGCAGCATGGAGAGCGTGGTCTCCAATGAGCAGTAGCAAACAGATTTTGTATTTCGACCTGGAAACTTATTACGACAGTGAGTACTCGCTCAAGAATATGGCCCCGCCCAACTACATCCTCGATCCGCGCTTCGAGGTCATCGGATGTGCTGTACGTCTTGAAGGCGAGGCTGGCAGCCAGTTCATTGATGGCCCGGACCTGCCTGCGTATCTTGACCGGCTCGATCCGGCCACCACTACCACGGTCGCGTTCAACGCCCTGTTTGATAACTGTATTCTTGCGTACCGGTATAACTTCGTTCCGGCCCGCATACTGTGCACGATGCGGATGGCTGTGGCCCTGCGCGGCCACCTGCTGCCGAATTTTTCCCTGGCCAAAGTCGGAAGTCTGCTTGGCGTGGGCGACAAGGGCACAGTGCTGCACCAGTACCAGGGCAAGCACCGCGCCGACATCGTCGGAAACTATTTGCTGTGGGAAGCCTACAAAGCCTACGCCAACAACGACAACGACATGAACCAGCGGATTTATCACACGCTGCTGCCGGAGTTTCCCACGTCGGAGCAGCGCATCATGAACCTGGTCATGCGCTGCGCGGTGGTGCCGCGGCTTGTCGTGGACACGGCCCTGCTGCAGGGGCACATGGGCGACATCAAGGAGCTGCAGGCGCAGCTTCTCATCGACGCGGGTGCGCCCACCGAGATGGACGCGCCTGATCGCGCCGACAAGCTGGAGGAGTTCGCCAAAGAATTAAGGAGCAACCCCAAGTTCGAGCAGGTCCTGCTCAGCCGCGGCGTCGATGTCGAGTACAAGGCGAGCGCCACCGACCCGGAGCGCAAGATTCCCGCGTTTGCCAAGACCGACAGTTTCATGGGCAAGCTGCAGGAGCACGACGATGTCGAGGTGCAGGCACTGGCTGCGGCGCGACTGGGCTGCAGGTCGACCATCGAGGAGACGCGCGGCAAGAGAATTTTATCCATCGCAAGTCTGCCGTGGCCGAGTTACTGCGCCGGTAACATGCCGGTGCCGCTGCGCTACGCCGGCGCGCACACGCACAGACTGAGCGGCGACTGGAGCATCAACATGCAAAACCTGCCGTCGGGACGCGGCGGCAGGCTCTCCAAGCTGCGCAAATCCATCTGCGCTCCCGCCGGCCACAAGATCGTGGTCGCGGATAAATCGCAGATCGAGTGCCGCATCGCGGCGTACATCTGCGGGCAGCAGAGCTTGCTCGACGCGTTCGCCAGCAACCGCGACCCCTATGCGCAGATGGCGACGGCAATCTTCGGCTACGAGGTGAGCAAGCACTATCACCCGGTGCAGCGCTTCATTGGAAAAACAGCAGTCCTGGGCTGCGGCTACGGCTGCGGGCACCAGCGGTTCTTCGGCATGGTGGTGGCGAGTGCACGCAACCTTGGCATGGACATGGACGCGCTGCGCGAGATTTGGGACATCAATGCCGCCGACAAGGCGGTGAAGACCTATCGCGCCATGAACCGGCAGATCGCCAACGCATGGACCGCGCTGGACATGGTCTTGCGCACCACCTGGACCATGGGAATACCCACGGTGTCGCGCTTTGGCCCGGTCGAGATCGGCAAGGGCTACGTGGAGGGTCCCGGCTATTTGTTCATGCGCTACGAGAACCCGCGCTTCGACACCGGCAGCAACACGTTCTTGTACGACTACGCCGGCAAGACCCACGTCATGTACGGCGCGAAATTCCTGGAGAACATCGTGCAGTTCCTGGCGCGGACCAACGTGATGCACGACGCGCTGCGTATCGCAGATCGCGGGTTTCCGTTTGTTCTGCAGGCGCATGATGAATTAGCGTGGGTGGTGCCTGACGATCAGGTGAGACTCTGCATGGCGGTGGCGCTGCGCGAGATGCGCAGACCCCCCTCGTGGGCGGCGAACATCCCGCTGGCTGCCGAAGCCAGCTACGGGCAATCATACGGAGACGCAAAATGAAAGAGCCAGAAAACTTGCTGGAGCAAATCTGCATGCAGAACAGCATTCGAGGCAATGGCTCGACCCGCAAGTATCGGAAGAAACCCATATTCAGTGCCACCACCAAGCTAACTAAAATTCTGGTGCATGCTGGCAAGTCAAAAAAGAAAATAACTCTCGCAGGAGGCACGAAATGAAAATCTACCTTGCCGGTCCCATGACGGGACATCCGAATCTGAATTACCCAGCTTTCCTGGAAGCCGCCATGTACCTGCGCGAACAGGGGCACGAGGTGTTCTCGCCGGCCGAGGCTGATGTCGAGCGGCACGGGCCGGAGATCATGCACCCGTTCGGGGATGCCGACGCGCATCCGGATTTCTCGCTGCGCGAGGCGCTCAAGATCGACCTCACCTGGATTTGCGAGCACGCCGAGGGCATCGCGCTGCTGCCCGGGTGGGAGCGCTCCAAGGGCGCACGAACCGAGAAGGCGCTGGCCGACGCGCTGGATTTAGCGGTGATTCACCTGTGACCGACATCGTGCAGCGGCTTCGTGCCTACAGCAATCTCACGATGGACGGCATCCCGCTTTACGACGAGGCCGCCAACGAGATCGAGAAGTTGCGAGCACTCAAGACACCGGCATCGCGCCATCTGTTGAACATAACGAAGGCGTGCCTTGACGATGCAGAGGCCGAAGTCACGCGGCTACAATCCTCGCTGGACGCGGCCACAAAATACTGGCCGAAGGATGCCAACGAGATCAAGCAATTGCGCGGGCTGCTCAAGGGCTGTGCCGACGGGTTGGCCGATCAGATCGAGGGCCACTACGCCCAGACCAAGGACCACCCGGCGATGAAGCGCCGGTATGACCGTGACATGCAGCCAGTGCTGGCCGCGCGCGAGGCGCTAGCCGGCCGTAAAGGAGACACCGATGAGCTACCCTGAGTTTCCCGCGTTTCTCAAGCGCAACCCCGACAACACGTTCGTCGACAAGAAGCCGTGGGGCAAGCTCACGCCGCTGAAAACAGCCGTGCTCGTGCCGCCCGAGGATATCGCGGGCTGGAGCGATGCGCGCCTCGCCGCCGAAATGGATACCGCGACGGTAACCGAGCGCCAGCCGATGATCCGCGAGCGCAGACGGCGCGATGACAAAGAACGCGCGCGTGTGAGGATAGCCGAGATGAAGGCAAGACTGGCCGAGCGTGGTATAGAGTGACCACACTGGTCACACACAGAGAAGAAGGGGGCCGCATGGCCAAGGCATTTGCATGGTCGTATTCTAGGTACAAAGCGTATGACACCTGTCCCAAACGCTACTACGAGTGCGACGTCGCCAAGAACTACACCGACTCCAGCGAGCAGCTGGTCTGGGGCAGCGAGGTGCACGAGGCGCTGCAGGACGCCACCACCGGCAAGCGGCCTTTGCCGGAGAGCATGCAGGACTACCAGCACTGGGTGGACGAGATTACCGCCGGCAAGTTCACGCGCGAGGCCGAGATGCCGCCGTGGACGAGACACTTGGCGGGACCGAACTGCACCGTGGTGGTGGAGCAGCAGTACGCCATTACCAAGGACTTCCGCCCGACCGAGTGGTTCGCACCCAACGTCTGGTTCCGCGGCATCTGCGACGTGGCACGGTTCGACCCGACCACGACGGTAGGCTTGGCGCGTGACTACAAGACAGGTCAGGTCAAGCACGACTCAAGGCAGCTGATGCTGATGGCGCAGTGCATGTTCGTGCACCACCCGACCCTGAAAAGGTTACGCACCGAGTTCATCTGGCTCAAGGACGACTGCATCACCGCCGAGACGTTCGACAAGAGCACCATCGCGCGGGAGTGGCCGCCGTTGCTGCCGCTGGTCCGGCAAATGGAGGAGGCATCGAAGACAATGGACTACCCACCCAAGCCGTGCGGGTTGTGTGCGCGGTACTGCCCGGTAATTTCGTGCGCCTTCCACGGGAAGCGCTACAGAGCCGCGTAATAAAGGAGTACAATATAATGAGCATCGAACGACACATCTCGAAATCGCTGGCTGTTGTCAGAAAACAACCCAGCATCAAGCGTGCGATCACCTACATATCGCCGAATGTGACCGTGAAGGTAACGCGACAAAAACGCTACCGCGCCAACGCCAAGCAGCGTACATATCTGGTCAGCGAAGGAAGCCCGAATTTCCTCGAACGCCGCGCACTAAAGGCGGGCAAGATTAAGAAATACCCGCTGCACGTTTATGAGGAATTTACCGCTTGACAGACTGATTTGTGGGGAGTACCCACAAAAGGCGGCGGCCGATGCCCTCCGCTTCCCCTGCGGTCGCCGTGTTGAGTGCCGCATCGAAGTAAGCGTTGCGTAATCAAGTAACCAGCGTGCTCGATATTCATATCGGGCACGCTTGGCGCGTCTGGACCACGCTGCAGAACAGGATGATCCAATGTCGGACGACAACCTCAAGCGCAACCCCTATCCCGAGTTCGATATCGTCACCGGCAAGACCGTGTGGCGCTGGCGCGACGAGCTGGGACGGCCGCACTACAAGCTTTATTCCGATCAGATGGCCGCGCTGCACGACCTGCTCAAGTACATAAAATATCTGAACGAGGGTGCCACCATCTGGCAGCAGCTGTGGTGGCCGATCCGCCACGGGCTGTGGCCGCACCTGCAGAGGCTGTGGCGCGCATGACCACGCCCGAGGGCCTTGTGAAGATCAAGGTGAAGAAGGCGCTCGACGCGCTGGGCGTCTACTACTTCATGCCGGTGCCGATGGGGCTGAGTGCGACGACGCTGGATTACCTGTGCTGCTATCACGGGATGTTCTTCGGCATCGAGACCAAGGTGCCGAAGAAAAAACTCACGCCCCGGCAGCACGTGGTGGCCAGCGCCATCGTCAAGGCCGGCGGGTTTGTGCTGGTGATCCGCGATGCCGACGACGTCTGGCATATGGATCGGCTGCTGAAAAACCGCATGGAAGTGTCTGCGATCTACGACACGCTGGAAGGACGGCAATGGCCACTGTGACCGTCTCGCGCAAGCACAAGGTTCTTCTCGTTCCCTCAACACCTGGAGTCGACGCAATGTTCAACGGCGTGCCGGTTACCGCCAGCGGTAACAAGATCATCCCGCACGGGATGCGCGAGACGCTGATGCTGCGGCACCTCGGGTACACTGTCCCCAGCCCGCTCGACACGCACTACGACTGGTGCGGCGGCAAGCCATTCGCGGTGCAGCGCGCCACCTGCCGCATGCTGACCGAGAACCCGCGCGCCTATTGCCTGAACCACATGGGCACCGGCAAGACCAAGGCGGCGCTGTGGTCGTGGGACATGCTCAACAAGCAGAAACTGGCGAAGAAGCTGCTCGTGGTCGCGCCGTTGAGCACGCTCAATTTCGTCTGGGCCAGGGAGATCTTCGACACGCTGCCGGGCCGCAAGGTGACGGTCTTGTACGGCAGCAGGCAGCAGCGGCTGGAGCGGCTGAAGGAGCCTGCTGATATCTACGTGATAAATCACGACGGGCTGAAGGTCATCGAGAACGAGCTGCACGCCCGCACCGACATCGACACCCTGGTGCTGGACGAGCTGGCGGTTTACCGCAACAACTCTGATCGCAGCAAGCGCATGCGCAAGTTCGCGCAGCGGTTCCATATCGTGTGGGGACTGACCGGCGCGCCAATGCCCAACGAGCCCACCGACGTGTGGGCGCAGTGCCAGATCATCACCCCCAACCGGGTGCCGCGATTCAAATCTCACGCCCGCGACATGCTGATGCTGAATATCGGGCCGTACCTGTGGATACCGAAGAACAACGCCATCGAGACTGCCTTCTCCTGGATGCAGCCGAGCTGCCGCTACCAGCTCGAAGACGTGACCGAGCTGCCGCCGGTTATCTCGCGCACCGTCAACGTGGCGATGAGCGACGAGCAGCAGAGTACCTACAAGAAGGTCGCTACCGTGATGGCAACAATGGTGAAGAACAAGCAGATCACGGCTTTGAACGCCGGCGCGGCGATGAGCAAGCTTTTACAAATCGCCGGTGGGTGGGTCTACACCCAGCGCCCCGAGTTCGTGCGTGTCGACCCCACGCCCCGTGTCGTGGCGATGGCCGACATGATCAAGTCTTGCGACGAGAAAGTGCTGGTCGCGATACCCTTTCGCCACATGATAGAGGGGATATCCAAGATCCTATCGATGAAGGGCGTCGACATCGAGCACTGCTGCGTGCACGGGGACACTCCACACCGCGAGCAGTTCTTCAACCTGTTCCAGAACACCGACAAGTACAAGGTCATGCTGGTGCACCCGCAGTGCGTGTCACACGGGCTGACGCTGACCGCCGCCTCGATGGTGATCTGGTATCTGCCGGTGACCTCTTTGGAAACCTACGACCAGCTCAATGCGCGGGTCACGCGCATCGGCCAGAAGCACAAGCAGCAAATCCTGCACCTGCAGTCCTCGCCCGTGGAGAAGAAGCTCTACCGGATGCTGCAGGAGCACCAGAAGATGCAGAACATGTTCCTTGAGCTGGTCGAGGGTGCCACCGATGACGCGTAAATACGCCGAGGGCGAGGAGCGCCGCCGCCTGCTGCAGGAGATGGGCTACGACCCCGACGACCCGACCTTCAGCGTCGAGCTGTTCGACACCGAGTACACTCCCGTTACCGAAATGGAAACAAAGCGCGACCCAGAAGTAAATGAACTCACGACCGCGCTGCAGGAAGCCATAACGGCCATGCAGCGCGTACTTAAACTACTCACATAAAAACAGGAGCACACTGCGAAATGAGCGAAGACATCGAAAACCGCGTAAAACAATATGTCGCAGTCCGCGACATAATCCGTGACCTGGAGCTAAAACACGAGGAGGAATTAAAGAAGCCACGAGAGATGCTGGAGAAACTCGCCGGCATCATCCACAAGTTCCTAGACCAGCATAAGCTGGAAAACTTGAAGACCTCTGCCGGCACGTGTTACATCTCGACTCGCTGGACTGCGTCGGTGCAGGACCCCGACGCATTCATCAATTACGTCATCGAAAACAAAGAGTTCGATCTGCTGGAACGCCGGGCGTCTGCCACGGCGGTAAAGGCATACGTGCAGGACCACAACCACCTGCCGAGCGGCGTCAGCCTCAATGCGCTGGCGTCCGTGGGTGTCCGGCGACCCGCAGGCACAAAGTCTTAACCAAGAAGTCCCACACTGCGTCCCATTCAAAGGAGTAAAAAATGGGTCAAGAACTACAGGTTCCCGACGCCTTCAAAGCCAAGGGAATGGCCAAGGTATTCCAGGGCCGCGTCAATCTCGACGACAACCTGGCGGACGGCATCGGGCAGAGCTACCCGATCATCCGCATCAAGGGCAAAATCTGGTCGATCCAGCACCGGGGCGAGCGCAAGATCGTCTCGCGCCCCGACGACGGCTCGCCCTCCGGGCATCTCGATGTGGTGATTCTCGAACAGGCCAAGGGCAAGTCGAAGAGCTACTACAAGAAGTACGACGCCGGAACTTCGGACGGCGACCGTCCGATATGCGCGTCCATCGATGGCATCGTGCCGGACGACGACGTGCAAGCCAAGCAAAACGACACCTGTGCGTTGTGCCAGCGCAACGTCTGGAAGACCGACCCCGAGACGGGCCGCCGGGGCCGCGAGTGCACCGACTACAAGCGCCTCGCAGTCTTAGTCATGCCCAACCAGACCACGCCGTTGTTCGGGCAGGCTTTGCTGGAGCCGATGTTCCTGCGCGTGCCGCCGGACTCGTTGCAGTCGCTGGCGATCATGGGCGAAACCATGACCAACCAGGGCTACCACTATAAGACTTACCTGACGCGGATCAGCTTCGACCCGCAGAAGGCGCACCCCAGCATGCTGTTCCGTCCGGTGCGACCGTTAGACGAGAACGAGGGTGCGGTGGTGCTGGAGGTTTCCGATAACCCCTCGATTGGGCGCATCGTCGGGACCGACGTGGCGACCGGCGGCATGAAGACGGTGTCGACAGCCGCAGAGCCCACCGGGCTGAACACGGTTACCGCCACGGTCACCAAGCCGCGCCCGGTGGCGGTTGCTAAGCCGAAACCTGCGCCCGAGCCAGAGCCGGAACCGGAAGAAGAGCAACTCAGCCTGCTCACGCCTCCGCCGGCGGCGGTCCCGGTCAAGAAGCCGCCGCGTGCCGCGCGTGTGGTGCCGGCAGCGCCTCCTGCGGCGGCAGCGCCGCAGAACAACGGCCATGCCGAGGAAGACGTCGATCTGGCCGTCGCCAGCGACGATGACCTGGATGCCGAGATCGCCAAGCTGATCGCCACCAAATAAGGGCGATCAGCGTGATGTTGCCCGCCGACTTCATGTCGCGTGTGGTTGACTGGCCGGGGGACGACAACGCCCCCGGCTGGGTCAACGTGCACTGGCTGAGCCCCAAGGGCCCCGGCATGCGCGGGCGTCCGTTCAAGCACCTGCACGACTTCATGAGCTTCGTGCAGTACGCCGCCAACAAGCCGGGAATATTCAAGGATATTTTCTTCTGTACCTCGACCCAGAAAGACCACGGCAAGGAGTTCCGCGGTAGATACACGGCGCACCGCCACCACTCCAAGGCGCTGTGGCACAAGGCGTTATTCCTCGACGTGGACATCAAGCCCGAGGGCTACGCCACGCTGAAAGAGGCGCTGCAGGCGGTGCACGCGTTCCGCCTGAAAGCCGGCCTGCCACCCCCGTCCGCCATCGTGCTGACCGGGGGAGGAATTCATGTATACTGGATCAGTCTCAAGCCGCTCACCACCGAGCAGTGGCGTCCCTACGCCGAGGGCCTGAAAGCCGAAGTGCTATCATTTGGCTTGAAGTGCGACGTCGGCGTGATCGCCGATGCCGCGCGTATCCTGCGCGTGCCGGGGACCGTCAACAACAAGCAGGACAAGCCGCGACCGGTGCGCCTGGCGCATCTGGGCGCGAGTTATGATTTTAGTGATGTCGCGTTTGCCGGCCTGGCCGCAAAGGCCCCTGTCGCCCCGGTGCAAAAAGTTCCGGTTACCGCGGCGGCAACATTTGCAATTCCGCCAGAGTTCGCCGCCGGGCCGGCAAAAATCCTCGCGCATCTCGATCCCCTGGCGGGCGGGTTCTCCGGGATTGGCGCACGCGATAACGACTTGCCCTTGGACGCCACCGAGATCTTCAAGGGCTGCAACCATTTTCGCGACAGCGTCAAGACCGGCGGAAAATCCCAGTCGCAGAGCCTGTGGCACCTCAACGCGCTGGCCTGCACGTGGCTGGACAATGGGAGAACGATCTTTCACGGGATGGCCAGGGGCTACCGGACCTACACCTACGACGAGTCGGACAAGATGTTCGACCGCAAGGTCAAGGACCGTGCCCAGTACCCCGACCTGGGCTGGCCGCTGTGCGAGACGCTGGAGAGCGAGGGGGCCAAGTGTGCAGGGTGTCCCTACTACGGCAAACTAAAATCCCCGCTCAGTCTGGCGGAACGGGTGTATGTCCCGCCCCCGCCGATGCCGCCACCGCCGCCCGAGCTGGAGCTGCCGGAGGAGTACACCGTCAACGAAAAAGGTTTCATCTGCGAGATCGTCGAGAAGGAAGACCGTCACGGTAACAGCCGGACCGAGTACGTGCCGCTGTTCTGGAGCAAATTGCGCGCGTTCAACGCGCAGGGCGGCAACCGGCAGCTCCAGTTTCAGACTTCTCTCGATCTCGACAAATGGGGTACAGTCGAGATCAACGAAGCGACCGACCTGATCAACGAAACCACCATCGTGAAAGCGCTGCGTCAGCATGGCGTCAAACCCAACACCAGCATCTCGGCCAAGAGGATTATCACGTTTGTGACCAGCTACATGGCCAAGCTGGACGCCTCCAAGGCACGCCAAAACACCGTGCCGTTCGGCTGGCTGCGCGAAACCGGCGAGATGCCGGTGGGCTTTGCCTACGGTGGAAGGGTCATTCTCCAGAACAACACCGAGCGCCAGGCCGGCTACTCCGACAAGCAGCTGGAGAAATTCTATACCCCGACAGGCGATCCCGAGCCGTGGTGGAAACTGCTGCGCATTATTACCGCGCGGCACCACCCGGCCCTGGAGTGCATCGTGGCATCCAGCTTTGCCGCCCCCCTGAGTTATGCGACCGGGCTGTACAACGGGATTATCTGTTCCTGGTCGCCGGGAGGGGGTGCCCACAAGAGCACCTCCATGCAGGTCGGTGCCGCGGTGTGGGGCTGTCCCAAGCTCACCAAGGAACACCCGGGTGCCTCGCACAAGGGCATCATCCACAAGATGGGGATGATAAAAAACCTCCCGGTGTACTGGGACGAGATTAACTCCCCGGAACTCATGAAGGGCGTGGCCAGTATCCTCGGCAACAGCACGCAGGGGTCCGGCGGGAGCAAACTGACCAGCGGGCGCGATTTTCACGTTTACGACGAGTGGCAGACGCTGATGCAGGTGGGCGCGAACTTGTCGCTGGTCGAGCACATCATCAACAACAGGACCGGCACCGACGCGCAGCTGCAGCGCGTGTTCGAGTTCCAGGTAGAGAAACGCATCGATACCCAGAAGCACTACAATACCGACAGGCTGTCCAACGCGCTCGACCACAACTACGGCCACGTCGGGGTACGCTACAGCCAGCTGCTCGGCACCAACGTCGAGCGCATCCACAAGCAGATGACTGGCGTGTTAGAGCGGTTCTCCAACGAGGTGAGCATCCGCTCGGAGGAGCGCTTCCGCTGCGCCGTCGCCGCGACGGTCTACATGGGTGCGGTGCTGGCCAACGAGATCGGCTGCGACTTCAACGTCAACGAGATGTGGAGCTTTCTCAAGGACGAGTTCCTCAAGCAGCGCCACAAGATCGACACCGCCAACGTGGTCGCCGGCACTGGCGAGAACTCGGCCAACTGGACCAGCCATTTCCTCAAGACCAACGCCGACAACGCGGTGTGGATCGACACCATGCCGTCGCGCCGTCCGGGCCAGCCGCCCGGTATCGTGTGGGTCGCGGGCGTAAACCATCTGCGGCCACGGCCGATCCATGTGCGGCTGTCGATATCCGACCGTGTCATTGATATTTCCCGCACCAAGTTCTTTGAATGGCTTGTGCTGAAAGAGGTCATACCGTCATCGGTGCTCACTGGCCTCGTGCGGCACTTCGGCGCGACCGAGCCTGGTCGTCTCAACCTAGCGGCTGGGGCAGGGGTGCTGGGTGGCGGACGGGAGCCCGTCATTCGCATCCCTGTGCCGGACGATTCGCCGTTCCTGAGCGACCTCTATGCCCATACGCCGCCGGACCAGCGTCCCATGACGACGCCGACAACATCGCTAAGCGGCGCTACCGCGACGGTAATTTCCATCGACAAGGCACGACCCTGAAGGAGGGTTTAACAATGAAGAAGCTACTTGCGACAGTTGCCGTGCTCGCCGCACTTGCGACTCCCGCCTACGCCGATGTCATTCTTGGCGGCCAGACCTGGACCGGCAACGGCACCGTCCTCGACATCGCCGCTGTCGTCCCGGGCGGCAACCAGCCGCGCAACATCCCGTGTCTCATTTGCGGCGAGAACCAGCCGCAACAGATAGCCGGGTTTGGCTACAACGACTTCGGCAACTCCGGCAACCAGACCACCATCAACGCCTTCTCGTCCGGCATTGTGCGCGACCGTCTGGCCGACGACACCATCGGCACCGGCTACACCCTTGGTGCCGGGAGCGTTTTCCTCGCGGCACTCGCCGGTCGTACCGACTTTGCGGTCGGCGTCGACGTCAACGATACCGGCGTGGCGCAGACGCTGGAGAGCTTCTGGTTCCTCAACCTGACGCAGCACACGGTCCTCGCCGTGCTCTCGCCCGGTCCGGGCGGAATAGCGATCCCCTCGCTCAACAACGGCACCGGCTTTCCCGACTACACCATCAGCGGTTTCGACCTGAACCGGGGCGACATCCGTCCGGGCGACCAGATTATTTTCTTTGCGCGCATCACGGGTGCGAACGACGGTCCCGACTCGTTCTTCTTAGTGCCGCAGGCCGTCCCCGGCCCGGTCCTCGGTGCTGGACTACCCGGTCTGGCGTTCGTGCTTGGCTGCCTCGCCTACTGGCGTCAACGCCGGCGCAACACCATATAAGGTAGACATTCCAACAGGATAGATACAATGCAACGCGAGACGATCCTACAGTATTTCGAGTACAAGCACCTGAAGCCAGAGCTGCAGAACCACAGCAAGTCGTTCTGGGCCCTGGCGCATCACGTCTGCAACACCATCCCCGAGAGCCCGGAGCGCACCATTGCGCTGCGAAAACTCTTGGAGGCCAAGGACGCGGCAGTGCGTGCCGCGCTCTACGACATCACCAAGGGCGATGTGCAGGAAGTGCTGACCGAGCAGGACCAGCGGCCTGCCGTGCGCGGCGTAGCCTAGGTTTCTTCATTCTCAATGAAATAACGGCACCAGCCGTCTGGACTGATCGGGTCAACCACCGCAACACAGTGCGGTGGTTGACCCTTTTGGTACATGGTGCAGAGCGAGCACTTCTCGTATTTGTCGCCCGGGCCGTACTGCGCCACCGCATGAGAAGACTTCTTCTCAGCCACGCGGCTTCACCGCCGGGAGCGATTTGGTCTTGGGCGCGGCAGGTGCCGGCACCTCGATCTTCGACCTGAATTGGGCGTCGCGAAATCTGTCCGGGGTTTTGAGAAACTTGCTGTCGGTAGTCGTGACAGGTCCGCCTTTGGCGTAGCTCGCTGTTTTCGCGCCTGAACTCTTCATCTGGTTTTCTCCTGGGGTTTGCGTTTCGGCAGCTTGCCGCCTTTGTCGGATTTAACAAATTCAGCACCAACAGACTTTGGGATTCCCAAAGTGCTCTTGCCAGCCTTAGCGGCGTACATCGCCTTGCGTTGCTGTTGCGACACCATTGGCATATTGACTCTCCGTTCTAGGTGGCATATTCACGCTGCATGAGGAAACGAAATCCTTGTGCTTGTGGCTGCGGTAAGTTGGCCCCGGTCATTTTTCGGGAGAGCGGACCACGAAAGGGTCATGTTAAGCGCTACGCCCAGTTCATTCCTGGTCATGGGAATAGAGATTGGGGTCGCCGTATGAAGGCAATGCTTCCCGGCACACTGGATTTGCTGCCGATTGGTGCCACCAGACTTCATCATTCCAATCCCACACTTGTCTACAGACAGATCAAAGCTGGTCCCGGTAGAGCCGGCTGGCGTTTCGAACATCGTGTAGTAGTTGAACAACACATAGGTCGTCGGCTTGATCGAAATGAACACGTCCATCACAGGAACGGAAACACGCTCGATAATCGAATCGAAAATCTCGTGTGTATGTCTCACTCAGATCACAGCAAGCATCATCATAATTTGCAGCGCTGGGCCAAGAAATTTGACCATTGCCGATGGTGTGGAACAGACAAGAAAGAGCATGTAGGTCATGGTCTCTGTACAACATGCTATCAACGCTCACTCATCGGAATCACACCGCGTGTTGCCGTCGCGGTAACCAGCCCGCCATGCTCGTAGCCCTTGATCGCCTTATTGACTCCGCTCTCAATCAAGCCGCGCGGACGCTTGTCGCGAGCGCGCTCGCTCTGCATCTGCAGCTTGACGCGCATGATCTCGCGCCTGACCTGTCCCGGTGAGGGCGTATTGATGCCGCCGATGATCAGTTGCTCGATCACCTTCTGGGCGATCAGGCTGGCATCGGCGTCTGGACGCATCGCCACGTTGGACGCCACCTTGTAGGGTGGCACCGCTTGCCCAACTAGGTATTCGGTCAGCTGACCAACAGCCTTAGCGGCGTTCTCTGGGTCGAGCAGGTTTTGCGTCTCGACAATCGGCTTGCCGCGCCAATCTTTATTACCAAGCAATTCCCACGCTGCGTTAGTTGGTACTGAAGGCGTATAGACAATCTGGGTCAAACTCTGCGGGTCCTTTTCGCCTTTTGCCACGTCCCGGACCAGGCCGGCGATGCGCGTCATGCCGCGCTCGTCGAACTTGGATTTCGGGTTGCCGGTGAGAGAAGCGTACCCTTCCGAGAGCGCCGGATAGACCAACGTCATCAGGGCAATCATGGCGGCGGCCTGCCCTGCCGCCACGCCGCGCTCTTTGTAGGAGGCGTCGGGACGGGTCAGGTTGCGCAAAATCGTGGCGAACCCGCGCAGCAGGCCATAATGGTACGGGTTGAACATGCTCAGAAACGGCGTGCTGAGCACCTTCTTGGCGAGGCGGCTGCCCAGCACGGTCGGCGGCACCTGATAGCTGTCCACGAAGTCGTGCACGCTCTTGGCGGCCTTCTCGGGAGATAACCCCGCCTCGCGTTCCTCCAGGTAGCGCTGGGTGTAGAGAATGTCCGACAGCCACCACATCGGCGCGCTCGCCGCATCGTAGGCCCGGGATGCCGCCTCTGCGGTGGACACCCCAAACACGCGGGCTATCGGGTCGAGCTTGCTGAGTTTCTTCGGCACCTCGGTGCCGGATGCCTTGGCGATCTGCTCCATGACGCCGTGGGTCAGCGTATGCATAAGCATCGGGTTGCCGCCCGCCTCGATGATCTCGCGCTGTAAATCATCCTGCTCGCGCACCGACTTCACCGCACGCGCGAACGTCTTGACGAGTATCTTGGTGTCCTTCGGGCTGAGCCATTTTGCACCCCGGCCGATAAAAAATTTATCCGCCTCGTTGAACGCCTGCACCAAGGGTGCCCACACCACGATGTTCTTGGTGAAGAAGCTGGAGAACGCGTCCAGCTTCTTGATCGCCCATTTGCCGTCGTGCTCGTTCCAGCTCTGCGAGATGCTCGGGTTCATGAAGTCGTTCATGACCCAGGCCCAGCGCTGCGGCATCCACATGTTCTTGAACTGCGGCAGGTTGGTCTGCGCGTACTTGAGTTCCTTGACCTCCTTCTTGGACAAGCCGCGCTTGAGGTGGGACTGGAAGTCGTTGCTGGAGATAATCTCGTCGTAGAGCTTGAGGTTCTCCAACGCTGATTGCAGTCCCATCAGGGCGTTCGAGTAGGTCAGCAGCGGGTTGTCGTGATACTCAACGCGCCACTCACCAGTGGCCGGGTCCTTGCCCATGGCGTGCTTGATCTCGTCGATCCCGGAATGATCGACCTGAAAGAGTGTTTCCTTGCCTTTCTTCTTCAGCCGGACCGTGGAGCCCACCTGGTTCGGGTTGAAATTCCCCATGTCGCGAGTGAGCTTAAGCTTGCTCGGCGCGCCGTTGCGCATGAACGTAATGGAGTCGGCACCCGGGATGTAGACCACGCGGTGCCCGCTGACAGTGTCGACCAGGGTGAAGTAGCCGCGCTTCTGCGCGGTGCCGGCGAACTGGTGCAGCGACGCCTCGCCCTCGCCGCCCCACGGATCGAGCGTGCGCTCCTTGGTCGGGTCGGCATAGGGGTCGTACTCGTCGACGTGGTCCCACTTCTGCGAGCCCTTCTGGATGCGCGGCACGAACTCGTAGAACCCGTTGCCGTTGCTGGTGCGCTCCGGCAGGTCTTCCCAGCCGGTGACCTTGTAGTTTTCCGCTTTGGCTTTGTATTCGTCGTAGAACTTCGCGTAGTCGTCCTCCATCCACTTGATGTGCGTGTCGTAATAGTCCTTCAGCTTCGCCGGCAGCGCGCGGGCCTGGCCGAGTTCCAGTGCCTGGCGCAGCTGCGTGTGCTCCAGCGGCGAGAGTTGTGACTTCTTGGTCTTGGGGTCGCGCGCCTTTAATGCGTTCTTGCGCAGCTTGCCGCGGTACTCGGTCTTGCGGTTGGTGAGCCTGACGAATTTCGCACCGAGCTGGTCGGCATACTGCCGGGTCGGCTCGTTGTAGCCGGGCCACCAGAAGCTCTTGACCGTGTGCTTGACCGTCTTGACCGGGTTGAGCATCCACTCCGGGATCTCGACCGCGCCGCGCTCGTCGGTGACAATCTCGTCAAAGAAGTCGCTCACCCGCTCGAACGTGCCTTTCTCGGCACGCACCTGCTCGGCTTCGGCCAGCTTCTGGTCGGCTGCCGCACGGGCTTCCTTGCCGACCACCACCGGCTTGGCCTGCAGCGCCGCCAGGGTCGCGGCAGCAATCGCCTTAAACTCGGGGGAGTTTCTATCCAGCACCGTGCCGGTGGAGAGTTTCTCGGCGGTTGCCGGCGCGGTAACGATCCGCTCGCGCTTCGGGATATCCGCCGCGGTCTTGACCGACGTGGTCTTGACTACCGGCGCGTCCTCGGCCGGCACCGCCTCGAACGTCGCCTCCAGCTGGTTGAACAAGATCCTGCGTAATTTATCCGGGTCCTGCGTGGTCGCGACATTGGTCTCCAGGTCGGGATGAAGCGTAAACAACAAATTATGCGCGTCGTCGGGTAGCCCGTTGATCCAGTTGACCAGCGTGTCGTGCTGCAGGACGTAAGTCTGGCTCTCACCGCCGTCGGAGTTGTCGATTTGCCTTAGCTCGGGACGGCCACGGCTCTCGCCCTCGCGCGCCTTGGACAGGAGAACTTCCGCGGCGGCATCGGGGAGCGACCGGCGGTTCTTCTCGATGTCGGCCTCGATGCGCTTGGTCTCTTGCTCCAGCCGCGCGCCTTCTTCCGGGGTGTACTTGGCTGGCGACAACACTTCGCGCGTGGCTTCCTGCTGCGCCTTCCACTCGCCCGCGATGGCTTCCCGCTCGGCCTGCTTATGCTGCGGCGACAACGTCGATGTCTTGAGCAGCTCCTCGCGCTCCAACAGGCGCTTGCGCCATGCCTCGACGTCCGGTTTTTCAGACTCGGTTGCCGTGGCGGTAGCGCCCTTGCCGTCGCCGTAGATATTGAACTCGGTCTGGCGGAACGCCGCCGCGCCCTTCACGCCGGGAGACTTCTTGAAGCGCCTTGCCGCAGCAACAATCTGCATGCCCGGGGTCTTCACCCGTGGCTTGTAGGTCTGGCCCTTGGCGAGTTCAGTCGCGCGGTCGAGTATGCGCATCGCGCGCCGGAACAGATCCTGGTCGGTCTCTTTGCCAGCGGGCTTGGCGTTCTCTTTGTAGGCGGTCTCGTGCGCGGCGATCACCGCGTCGTTGCGCTCCGCCAGCGCCTTGCTGCCGGGGGTCACGCCCGTCACGGTCTTGGCCCGTGCGGTCGGCATGCGTAATTTGTCTTTCGCGCCGCCCGCCGCTGTCGCCGTGCCGCTGGCGCTGCGCAACGCCGTGATCGTCTTGGTGGCGAGAAGTGCGCGCTCGCGCGGTGTCGCGTTCACCCACTCCGGGGCACTGGTCAGTTTCGCCGGGTCGAGGCCCTTGGCCTGCATCTCGGCAATCGCCGTGTCGATCAGGCGCTGTTCTTGATGTTGCGTTGCAGCACCGGGCTGGCTGCGACCGATATCGCGCGGGCCTCCCTCGGCACCGGCTTTGGACTGGGCAATGGCGTGCGCCGCCTGCATCGCCGGGTCCTTGCTGTCCCTGGCGTCCTCCGCGATGTCCTTCAGCGCCTGTGCATAGGTGCCGTCTCCCCCTGCACGGTAGTCCTCGACGATCTGTTCCGGCGTCATACGGGCGTTGGCGGCCTGCATCTCGGCCACCGTCGATTGCCTGCCAAGCTCGGCCGCCTCCTCCGGGGCCCCGACATCCTGGACGGGAGCAGCACGCTGCCGCGCCATAGCCTGCTCGACCAGCTGTTTCTTGAAGTTGCCGGTCCCGCTCGGACGTGCCGCTGCCGGAGCAGGTGCTACCGGAGCTGGCTGCGCCGTTGGCGCAGGCGCGCGTGCCGCAATCGCCGCAGCGGCAGCAGGGGGTTGTCGTGTCGGACTAAGTTGCCCCTTTGACGCCATGCTATCCATCTGTACCGGTGGAACCGGCGGCGCGGCCTCGCGGGTGGCGACTTGTGGTGCGGCTGGTGCGGCAGCCTGCGGGGGCCGTCCCGCTATCGCGTCCTGTGCGGCCGGCGGACGTGCCGGTTTGGTCCCGGCCATCGCTGCCGCCACGTCGTCGGAAATAGGTGCGCGTGATATCTTGGTGCTGGGCTGCGTCACCACGCCCGGCGCGGGGGTCACCGTGTCCTTGGCGAGGTTGCGCGCTGGATCGTTCGGCCGCGCCGCGATGCGCGCCGCCATCGGTGCGCCATAGGGGTTGCCCGCCCCTTCGACGGTGACCGGCCGGTTCTCGTGCGCCACGCCCGAGGACGTCGTTGTCACGTCGTTGGCGGCGTTACCGTCGCGGTAAGTGAACGGATTTTCTTCCGAGCGAGGCCCCATCGAGGCATCGACGTCGACCCAACCCTTGTTCTCGTCGCGCCCCTGCAACTCGGTGGCGTAGTCGTTCCACGCCTTCCACATCATGCTGTCTTGCGGATGCTGGTCGCGCTGCTCCTGCGCGTTCTTGATCGCGCGGGCGTGATAACCGGTGTTCTCGTAGGGGAGCGCGCCCGGCTCCGGCGAAATTACTTCTCCCTCCAACGGGCCACCGCCACCACGAGGGCCCCGGCCAGGCGCAGGTCCACCGCCACCGCCACCACCGCCGGGTCCGCCACCCAGCGGGTTCCAGTTGCCGTTCTCGTCCGGGAACATCGGGCTGCGCCCGGCACCCGGCATGCGCGAGGTGACCGGCTGGGTGAAGCCGCGCGGCTGGGCGAACGCCGCACCGGCCGCACCGGCCATGCCGATCTTGGCCGGGTCGAACCCCTCGCCCTGATACGCCTGGTGCGCGCCCTCCATGCCAGCCTGCAAGCCAGCCCCGAATACGCGCTGGCCGACCATGGGACCGGCACCGACACCGAATGTCGGGGCGGCACCGCCAACCAGCTGACCGCCGAAACTCGAATACGGGTGCTGGGTTACGTCGGCGAGCTGCTGCGCCTCGGAGAAAAACCCCGCGCCTTGCTTGTAACCGGCTTTCTCCAGCAGCCAGTCCTGCACCGCGCGTGCGCCGTAGTTCGCCGCCATGCCTGCAGGGATACCCGTTGCCAGACCGCCCGCGACCGAGCCGACACCGGGCCCTGCCGCCACCGTGCCGAGTGCCGCACCGGGAACGGCAGCCGCCAATCCCGCAACGCCACCGGCAACGCCGGGAACGACCGCCTGCACGCCCTGCCGGAACGCCGCGCCGATTGCGCCAGACGTGACCTCGGTCGGGATGCCCCAGTCGAGAACGTCGTCGGGATGGTATGCTTTACGTTCTTCCGGTGCGCCCCAGTCCTTCACGTCCTCGGCGGAATATCTGGTCGGCTCGGCCGACGTCGGCGTAGAAGTCGACGGCAGGACGTCGCCATCCCCCTCGTCGCCATAGGCTGCCATCGGCGGAGGTGCAGCATCCTCCGGCGGCTCGTAGTACTCCATGGTGTCCGGCATGTGGGGTTACCTTGCCGGGACGTAGGACCCGTCCGGCTGCTGGATCATCGGCTTGCCGGCGTAGGGCCCGCGCGGGAACACCACGATCTTGGGGGCACTGCCGGACGCACCATCGCCGCCTCCTCCGCTGGACGGCGCAGGGGCACCGCCGCCTGCTCCGCCAGGCGCAAACGGCGTGCCGCCGTTGAGCCACAAGTCGTGCATCGCCTGCGGGTTGATGCGCTGCTGGCGCGCCATCTGGGTGATGGTCTGGGAGGCTTTGTCCGGGTCGGCAAACAAGTCCGGTCGCGCGGTCGCCAGGGTGCGCGCCATGCTCATGACGTTGTTGACCTGGGCGCGATAAGTCGTGGCGAGCTGGTTTTGCTGCGCGATGCGCTCCTTGCTGCTGGCTGCCTCGCGATAGCGCCCCTCGCGCTCACGCTTGAACTCCAGATCGCCCGCGTCCTTCTTCTCCTTGCGTTCGCGTTCCAGCCGGGCGCGCTCGTCCTTGCCCTCCTCGCTGGCGATGGCCTTGTTGCCTTTGATCGTCTCGACGCTTTCTTTGGTGGCACGGTCGGCCAGCTGCCCCAGGCCGCGGTTGATGAAGTCCTGGCGCTGTGCCGCCTGCGAGGCAGCCGGGAACAAGCGACTCGCCTGGTTCTCCAGCTGCTGTTCCGGGGATTGGCTTCCGCCGCTGGGACCGGGCGCGCTGGCACTGCCACGGATGCCTCCTCCGCCGCCTCCGCTGTAGCCTTTGTCCAGCCGCGAGACCGGCACGCCCGAGCCATACCGGTCGCCGGGTGCCGCGCCGTAGTCCGGCGTGTTCTTGCGCGCCTGGGCTGCCTCCCGGCCGGAAATCGTGCGCCCGTCGGCGGTTGTCGTGGGGTAGACCGGCTGCGGGCCCTGGTACCTGAACTTGGGGTCCATGAACGACGGGTCGCCGGTTTGTTCGCGCAACCCGGGGCCATAACCCGGCACCCGGCGCGAGCTGTAGGCCGGCGCACCGCTTGGATCGAAGCCGGACGGGTGCGCGGCAATCTGGCCGCGCCGCTGCCACTCGCTGCCCGGTGCGTTGCGGATGACGCCGGCACCCCGGAGTTCGGCCTCGGTTGGCTCTTGGGCTTTGCCGGTCGGGATCACGCCGTTGCCGCCTTGTGCTGGTGCACCACCCCCGCCCCTGCGGGCTTCGCGCCGGCCGTAGTAGTCCGCCGCACTGGTGTCCCCGCCAGCCTGCCGGTTCCACCCCGGCACGCTGCGTTGGGCACTCGGCGACAGTGCCTGTCCCTGGGATGCGCGTTCCCAGCCCTCCATCATCGACACCGGCGACATGCCGGAGGCCATAGGGCGGTTTGCCAATGGGTTAGCGGCTGGGCGCAGCGCGCCGGGAGCGGGCGTAGCTGCTGCAGCCGGCGCAGCAGCCGACGCTGCGGGTGGTGTTACCGGGGCGGCAGCAGGCGCAGCTGCAGCCGGTGCCGCGGTCGGCACCACGCCGTCGCCCCCTGCAGGAGCCGGTTTTGCCTCGACTCCGCCCCCGCCCAGCGGAGTGACCATCCAGTTTCCAGCGGCTTGCGCGCCTTCCTGGACTTTTCTCATCCAGTCCGGCTGCGACCACAACGGCCCGACCGGCTGCTCCGCGCCTGCCGGAGCGGGTGGAGCTGCTGCGGCTTGCGCCGGGGCTGCGCCACCCTCCTGGTCCTTGCCGCTGACCAGGTTGTCAAACCCTTTGTCGAGCAGGCGCACAACGTCCTGCGCCTGCAGCACCTGCGGCCGGTCGACGTTGGGCTGCATCGGCGGCGGTGCCGGGGGCGTATAGCGCTCGCCGGTCTGCACCACCGGCTCCGGGCGCAAGCCTGCGGTCTCAACCTGTTCGCGCGGCTGTGGCCGGTCCATGACCGTGTCCGACTGCTGCGGCATGGTGGCCTGGGCGTCGTCTGTCAGCGGCTGCTGCTCGGGAACTGATACGTCCGGGGCGTCGGTAACGGCCTGCGCGACGTCTTCCTCGACCTCGCCGCCCTCCGCGTAGGACTGCTCCTCGTCGTCGCCCTCCGGCTCCTGTTTCTCCCGGTATGCCCTGGCACGCGGGTCCTCCGGCATCTCGCGGGCTTCGCGGTCCATGGACTGCTGGTAGAACGGCCCCCGGTTCGCCGGAGACGTCTTCTGGGGCAAATCCGGAACCGGCGAGTTTGGGTCTTTCGGCCGGTTAAACCAGTCGTACACCGTCTTGACGAATCCGCCGTCGTCAAAGCTCTGCTGCTGGGGACGCCCACCGCCGCGCGCGAACGCGGGCTTGCTCATCATCGCGAGGCCGCCCTGCATTGGCGCAAATTGCGTGCGCTGCCCGTTCGGCACCGCGTCCATCGCCATGGTGGCGCTTCTTGCCGCCTCGCCCAGGTCGCCGCGGTTGAGCGCGGCCTTGGTCGCGCCCGCGTAGGCGTTGAACTTGCTGCGGTAGTGCTGCAACAAACCAAATTTGGCCTCGTCGTTGGGGGCGACGCCTATCGCTGCCGTCGCGCGCTGGGTCGGGTTCATCTGCCCCTGCGGGTCGATGCGCTGTTCGAGCGCCTGTGCGACCTCGGCTGACACCGCGCCGTCGCCGCTCAGATACGCCATCGCCTGGCGCGGGTCGGGGCCCGCCGCCGGGTTACCGCCGCCGGTAACTTGCTCGTCCGGCTGGGTCGGCACCACCCCGCCGTCGTTGAAGCCCATCTGGTCGTCGTCGGTGGGAATGCCGTATTTCTTCTTGCCGTAGTTCAATGCAGCAGTGACGTACTGCATCGGGTCGATGGTGGCGTCGTCGGAGCCCTGGCCCGCCACGCTGTCGTAGTCGTCGTCCTCGGCGTAGCCGCCGTCGGCGAACGCGGGCTGAATCACGCCCAGATTAGGCATCGGTCTTCTCCGTGACGGTGATCACCGCGTCGGCGGGCGCGGTGATGGTGATGGTGACGGTCTTGGTGGCGGTGGGGGGCGGCAGCGGAATAATGATTTCGTCCTCGATGTACGAGGACACCAGCGCGGCCAGGAAGCTGGCGTGGTAGTCGGCGATCAGGCGTCCAATCGGCACCCCGTTCGACCACTTCGGGATCGTATTCTTGTCGCCATTAATGATTTCCCGCGCGCCGAAAGGGTCGTCCACGTCGGCGTTGAAGTAGCGCATCAGGGTCTGCCGTCCGCCCTTGTCGCCCCGGAACCACCCTTCGGCCATGCCGAGAAACATGATGTCGGCTGCGATGTCCGGGTCGAGTGCCTTCTCGGCGTGCCATTCAAGGTCATTCTCGCCTTCAAGCTCCAACTCGTTGGCTGCCTTGCGGTAGTTGTCGCGCCACGTAAGCTGGACGTAGCCCCTCCCATAGTAAGTCTGTCCGGTGGTGGCGTCCTTCTGGCCGTAAGGGTGTCCCTTGCCCTTGCCGTACTCTTCGATGGGCAGCATCGTGCTGGCGGTCTCGTGTTTGGTGGTGGCCAGGGCGTAGGCGAGCCAGCGCAAATCAGTCGTGGTGGGGTCGCGAACCCACGAGGCCAGGATGAATTTCTGCCCGTTGACCTGCTGCTGGGTAAGCGAGCCGCCGAACGGAGTTATTCTGACCATGTCGAAGTAGATCTTCTCGTCGAAGCTCATGGCGGGTTGCTCCCGCCGATGGGGACGGGCGCGAAAAGATCGAGCACCTGCCCGCGCTGCTGGCGCTGCGGGACTATGCATTCACTCAGGAGTTTCTGGACTTCACGTTGGACATCGGTGAAGAGCCTCACGTTGTCGGAGCGCTGCGAATTGAACTGCGAGGACTGGAAGTACATGAACACGATCAGGCTGAAGTTCATGACACAGAGCGCAAGCGACAGCGGCTCGTTCTGCATCACCTTGGCGAAGCCGGTGGCTGCCTTGACTACCTGTTCGGTCGGCACGTTGTCCCCGTAGTTACCAGCATCAGCATCCCGTGCAGATGTCCGGCGGTCTGGGCGGGTAGGGCTTCATCGGTTCGACCTGGCTCTCTTTAGTGGAATCGAAAGTTGCCGATGCTTCCGGTCATCACGACCGTCAGCAGGGCAATCAGCGCCAGCAGCAAGACCACCACCCAGACGCCCTTCTTGATCTGCTCGGGGATCGGCATGACGAACTGCTCGATCACGTAGATCGCCAGCCAGATGACCCCGCACAGGATGATCAGCCCGATCAGGAACCACAAAACGCCGATTGCCATCGAGAGCATGGGGGCCTCCTTGTTACCGCGGCGGTAGCGGGCGCGACTGGAATGCTGGCCGCGCCCCTGCATTGGGCAGTGCCGGACGCATGGTCGGGCCGGGCTTCGCGCCGGCCATGCCGGTGCGGAGTTTTCGCGATTTCGCGATCAAGTCGGTGAAGAACTTGGTGCCCTGGTGTTTGACGACGTCGCGCGGGATCACGTACTCGCCGGCGTTTAACCTGGCAGCGATATCGTCGGTCTGCCGGCCCTGGCTAGGGCTCGCTGACCGGGGAACAGGCCCGCCGGTGGTCGGCACCACGCCCTGCTGTTGAGCACCGGGACGCGGGCGGCGCAGCATCGGGCGCTGTGACAGTGCGCCGTTCGGCTTCGGCATCGGGCGTTGTGGACGCCGGGGTGGGCCTCCCGGCCGCATGCCCGGCGGACGCCGCACCGGTCCACCTTGTGCATAATAATCCGCGCTGTCGCCACTGAATGACTCGCCACCGTAGTCGCCGCTATAGCCCCCGCTGTCGTCGTAACCGCTGTAGTCGTCGTAGCCGCTGTCATAATAGTCGTCGTAGTAGCTGTTGTCCTCGTAGTCGCCAGACGCGTCATAGCCGGAGTCGTCGTAACCGCTGCTGTCGTAGTCGTCGTAGTAGCTGTTGTCCTCGTAGTCGCTCTGATCGTAATAACTGTCGTCGTTCTGGTCCTGCGCGCTGTAATAATCGTCGGAATAACTGTTGTCCTGGTAGTCGTCGACCCCGCTCGGGTTCTCGTAGTCGGCAAAATCCTGCCCGCCCCACGGGTCGTTAGTCGTGCTTCCCTGGCCGATGTCGCTCCAGGTGTCGCCGTCGCCGCCACCCGGCTGCTGGTAGCTCGCCTGCTGATAGTTGTTGCTCTGGTCCTGCCAGCTCTGCAGCGGCGACTCGTTGTTTTGTTGTGCCGGCGTCGCGTCAGGCCAGGTCGCGTCTAGGTTCCATTTGCTTCCTTCATAGGGATTGGCAGTGGGGTCGACGTTGAACCCGCCCGGGCCGACGTTGTTGGAGTATTCCGGCGGCAAGTTCCAGTTCGACACCCCCGGCTCGTTCCACTGCGGAGTATCAGCCCCGTATTCCTTGCCGACATCAAACGTGTCCGGCTGCCACTGCGGCATCAGCCCGCCGGTGGACGGGTCAAAATACGGGATCGTCCCGTAGTAGCCCTCCTCGCCGCCGGTGCCGGCCCCAGGATCTTCGTCTTCCGCGTCGGTCTTGTAGACGCCGCTGCCGGCGCTTCCCTTGGGGGCGACCGCCATCCCCGGACCGCTGCCACCGCCTCCGCTGCCATCGCCCTTGCCGGCACCGCCGCCCTTCTCCTTGGGCTGCTGCTGTTGCTTCTGGCCGCCTTCGCCTTTTTCCGGGTCGCGCTGCTGGCTCTGCGAACTCTGCTGCGAGCCGCCCTGCGAGGTCGACTGCTGCTTATTGGCGACCGGCGGCAGCTTGTTGGCGGCGACTGCGGCGTTGAAAAACGGCGCAGCCGACTGGGCCAGGTTCGCGCCGGTGTTGAGCAGGCCCAAGATCGCGTTCTCGGCCCCGGTCAGTCCCGCATAAGACGACTGGATCGCGTTGATCGCCTGGCCGGGCATGTTCTGCCCCCAGTTGATCCCCTGCGCGGTCATCTGGCGGCCGACGTCCTCGGTATGCTGCGCCGCCGCGGTGCCAGCACCGGCGCGGGCCGCCGCGTCCTGGGTGCGCGCCGACAGCAGCATGTCCTGGTAGCGGCCGGAGTTCACGTTGACGCCAAAGGAGCCGAGCTTCTGCTCCATCGCGCTCATCGCGGCCTGGTCCGCCTGCCCCACGGTGGACATCGCCTTGCCGGCCTCGAACGCCTGGCGGCCCTCCGACGCGTAAGAGCCCGCGTCGCGCAGCCACTGATCCATCAGTGGTTTGATCTGGTCGGTGTACTGGTGCAAAATCGTGTCGGCGAGGCCCTTGCCCTTGCCGGACATCTCCAGGAAGTTTGCAATAGTCTGGTCGGTGACGCCCTCGCCCTTGGCGTACTGGTCCATCGCCCAGTTGTACTGGCGGTCGCCCAGTGCGTTGAGCAGCGTCGACTGCATCAGCCCCCAGTTCGACTGGGCGCTGTCCATAATCTGGGGAGTCGAGGTGCTCTGTGACTCGCTAAAGGACGTGCCCTGGGAAGAGCTTTCGCCAGCCATGAAAAATCCGCCTCAGCAGTCTATGTGACCGTGGCGGTAACATGCCCCCAATCCGGTTAAGTAAGTCTGAACCCCTAGGTGCCGTCGCCCTGGACAATCGGCACGGTCAGCGTCTCGCCGGTGAGCGTGTTGACATAGGTCACCGAGACCAGAGTCACGCGCCGGGCTTTGGAATTCTCCTCCGGGATCTCGGACCGCTCATCAAGCGCGTTAACCGAGTGTAGCACCCAGTCCGGCGACAGCCCGCCGGTTGACGATGGTGGCAGCGGCAAAGACAACAGAGGCGGCGGGGGCGGGACCGCACGGGACATGATGTTTGCTTCGAGCATGTGGCGCTCGATCATGTCTTTGACCTGGGCCTGGATGTTGATTTCGGGCGGATCGTCCATGCCGGCTACTCCGCGTCAGGTTCGGGCAAGGCATCAGGCTCGGGCTTGACCCCCGGAGGCAGCGGCAGGCGGATCGGCGGCTGGTCGGGCTCGAACTCGTAATACACGTCGGTCGGCGGAATCGGCGACAGGCTGATCCGATAAGGATGAAATTTTTTGCCGTAGTTGTCGGTCTGCCGGTAGTCCGGGTCCTCGTGTTTTTTCACGCTGATCAGAAAATTTCCCTGGCTCTCGCTCGTCAGGTTCATGACATATTCGTGGTCGGGGTCGAGTTTCTGGTCCTCGTAGTCGATTCCAAAGCCTTGTTCACCGAGATTAGCGACTTGTTCTACTTTTGTCAGGGGTTTGCGTGCGGTCGAGAACACCGCCAAATCAATACCAGCATATCCTTCCTGGTAAGGCGGCGTGTCAGTTTGTCGTTTTAATATATTGCCGACGTTCAAGGAAATAATCTCGTCGCCTGGCTTGATCGCGAAAAGATACTCGATAAACCTGACTTGCTTTGAAAAATAATTTACCGGTATTATGGCAAGCTGCACATAATATGTTGCTGATCGGCTAGCGTGATCGTTCCACGAGTCCATACTGGCAACAGGGTACTGCCCCGGATAGACCGGATCGAAATAGAGCGGGCATGACGTCCCCTCGATGGATGGACGGAAGGCGTAGGGAAAAGACAGCCCTCCAGGCCTACCGAAGCCAATCCTAATACCGTCATAGGCTGCCTGCGCGCTGTGACCCACCGGCCCCATGATCGGGTCGGCCCACCCCAACGGACCCTCCGGCGGCGGAATGACATAAAATGGTCCCCAATCGACGAACGCGGTCTGCTCCGGCACGTACTGCATGCACGTAGAAAACCCATCCTCGCTTTGCTCATTGAAATCAAGGTCAGTAACTTTATCTATCTCAGTTACTCCCTCGTGCGGCCGAAGGGTGTAATCCGGCGGGCTAACATTGGCAACCGGGGTAGGTCCTTGGCCGTACCGAAAATTCCCCAACCGAAGCCGCACATACAGAAATAACTTCCCGCCCCAGTGCACGTCGACGATCTTGGTCATCCACGGTTCGCGCACCGGGCGATAGCCGGGGAACGCCTGGGACTTCCAGTCGAACATCTAGCCGTTCTCTTCCGAGCCCGCCTGCACGCCGCGTCCCGCGTTGGCGTCCTGCCAGACCCAGTTCGCGCCGGTCTTCTGGTCGTGCATGGTCAGCGCCTTGACCCGGTCGTCGATCACCCACTGCTCTTTGTCTTTGGGATTCTCCACTTTGATCTTCTGGCGCACGATGCTCATTTGCGTGAAGCGCAGCCTGCCGACCTCCTTGCTGGCGGCAACCCGGACCTGGCTGGGCTTCACGCCGCTCGACGGCCGCAAGATATCGTTGCGTAAATTCCGGTCGAACTCCTGCTGCTGGCGCGTCGGCGAGAGGTTCTCGTTGGTAATGCGAATAACATCGGCCAGCGTGGCGTTAGGTGGAATGGGTCGCAACCCCACCGGCGACTGCGGGCCGGGCGGCGGCGCGAAGACCGTCACATTGCAGAAAGGCGCTGATGCCGCCACGGTAACCTCCTGTTAAATCTGTCCGAGGTCTTTCACCGACGTGCCAATTTGCACGTCGCTGATCTGCACCCGCGCCTCGATCTGCCAGATCCAGTTGTCCGCCTTGAAGCCATCGACGATACGCAGCACTTCGCCCGGCTTGCGGATCTCGCGGCAGTCCATCAGCCGGTAGGTGCCGTTACCGTTGGTGTCGGCGTAGGTCTTGATGTAGCCGTAACGGTCCTCCGGCAACTCGTCCCACGCGGGATCGTCGGCGTCTTCCTCCAGGCGCTCTTCGTTCTGCACAGGTGTGTTCGGCGGCACCGAGAAGAACACTTTCATCGCCGAGTAATTCCGCTTGGCGTTCTGCTGGTACTCTTTTGACCGCCAGACGTAGGACTTCAGTGCCGGCGCGGGATCGCTGAAGTCGAAATAATACACACCCCCATTGGCCACGACGATGCCGATGCCGGTCCACGGGTCGGTCTGCACGTTCTGGATGTTGATATCCAGCGGGCTGTCGAGGATCTGCAAACCCAGCCTGTGCCCGCCGGGGTGTGGCCAGATCGAGAACCCAAGATTGTCCTGGTCGAGTTCAATCGTGAACCCCTGCTGCGCCACGCTGGTGTCGAGTCCGTCGCGCGAGGTGGTCCCCAGGCAGTAGTAGCAGGACTCCAGAAGGATCGCGCGGGTGTGCTTCTGCGGCACGAGTTGCTGCCAGCGCTCGCGCGTGATCCACTTGTCGCTGGTGTTGCTGGCGCTGCCGTTGCCCGAGACAAAAATCAGCCCGTTCGGGCTCATGTAGGCGACGTGATTGTCGCCGCCGAGAATGCTGGCGCGCGAGATGCACGGCTGCACCGCCGCGCACTTCACCTGGGTCATCTGGCTGGGAACAACACCGTTGATCACGTAGGGTGCGGCAGCGGTGCACACGACCAGCGAGCCACCGGTCAGTCCCAACCCGACCACCGGGAAGTCCACGGTCAGCACATAGCCGGGCGGCCACGCATGAGGCCGGTACGGCTCGCAGAACCAGACTTCATTTCCGATGAAAGAAGCCAGCATGCCGTTCTGCATCACGGTCAGGCCCTGCAGGTTCGCCGGCGGGGGAAACCAGTTGGTGCTGGCCATCACGTCGTTGAGCGCCACGGTGTCGTTGGGGATCTCGTCGACAAAACTCGCGGTGCCGATGACGAACTCCTCGACGAAGAAGAACGCCGCGCCGCCGCCGACGTCCGGCACGGTGCGATAAAGCCTTAGTTTTTTCAGGTTGCGGTGCACCCCCATGTCGTTGGGTGGCGGCTGCCACAGCCCCACCGTCCAGACGCCGTTCGACCACCCGGTGAGCAACACCGGCGGAGAAGGCGGTCCCTCCTCGTTGTACTCGGTCACCCAGGTGTAGACGTAGGAGCGCGACTCCAAGACGTCAGACGTAATCAAGTCCGCCCACATGTTCAGTGCCGCGCCGGTCGAGCCCATGCCGAAGGCGTTGGCCGGGGGACCGTTGGTAAACGTCGTATGAAACGCGACGTGCACGCCTTGTCCCGCGTCCCAGTCGGCCGGGCCGCCCATCACGCCGACACTGGTGTCGAACATGATGCCGACCCAGTAATCCGTGTCGCTGCTGAGATTTGTCGGGTTCACAAACGAGCTGACGTTGGCGATGTCGGTGACCACGCCCGCGGTGATACTCCCGGTGTTGAGCAAGGTGCCGGGCTGGCCGGCTTCGTCGGCGTAGAGCACGGCGGCAAAATACGACGCCGGGTAACCATTCGCCGGGTCGTTCGGCATGGTGTTGAACTTGACGTCCTGGATTTGCGTCGTGCCGGGAGAAGTTATTTTGGTCAAGTAGACGTGGTTGGCCAGGACATCGACCTTGACGCCGTCTTGGGTGAGGTTGCCAAGTTTCAGGCTGTTACCGCCACCGGTAACATCGGCCGTAGGAGCGCACCCGGGAGGCGGCACACCGAGTAAGTATGGCGGCATCCCGCCCACGATACGATTGTACGTATTGTACGACGGCATCTGGCTGGGACTGGCAAAGTAATAGCGGTCGTACATATCGTCGACCACGGGCGACTTGACGACATTCGTGTCCGGGTCGTTGAACTCCAGCCATGCGGCAGCCCCCGTAATGGTGTTGTCGAACGTCGGGTTGGTGCCGCCCAAAAACGTGCTGGTTACGTGCGAGAAGTCCACCGTGTCGTAGAGCCACTTCATGCGCTCGGTGTTGGTGCTCTCCTGCACGACGATCAGGTTGAACGACGCACCGAAGTCTTCTGCACCGACTTCGAGGAACGTGCCCACCAGGTCTTGTCCGGTGTCGGGGGCGTGCAGACCTAAAATAGGCTCGGTGTCGGGCAGGAAGAACTTCACCGCGCCGTTGAACGGCGTGGAAGTGCCGTATTGAATTCCTGCGTTGGTGTTCTCGCCGCTGTCGGCGGTGAGCGCGTGGCCGAGATTCGTGGCCGACGCCATCACGTCTGCGCCAATGAGAACCTCGAACGGCTGGCCCACGATGGCATCGTCGGGGTTGGCCGTCAGCACCAAGGTGGTGCGGAACGTGTAGACGTGATCGCCGACGGTGACCGTGTCGCCGTCACGCGGCAGGTCGAGAAACACCAGATAGGCGCGGGCCTGGGTCTTGGAGACCACAGGCACGCGGTAGACCATGCGCGCCGCCGAGTTGGTCAGCGCGCGGAGTAATTTCGGCTTGCGCCAGCCGATCAGCTCGCCGGAAAACAGGAAGCCGTTTTCAGCGTAAGATGCTTGACCGGTTGGCAGAAGTGCCGGACTCCAAGCTGGCAACATCCCGCCGAAACTGTTCGAGTTGCAGGCTAGGCACAACTCACCCCCTTCTCTTCCACATACTTGGCAAGACGCCGCAGACGATGTGGATCGTCTTCGCACATACCCAATGCCGTGTTGCAGTACTGACAAAGAATCCCACGCAAAGCGCCTGTGTCGTGACAATGGTCAACAGCCCACCCATTCTTAGATCTTGGGTCAGTGGAGCTGCACCCCGCACAACACAAACCTTGGGCAGCAAACATCGCTTCCCATTCCTGTCTAGTTAGTCCGTATGCGCATTTGATTTTAGACCATTTGTTATGCGCTTTTTGTTTGTCCGGATTAGCAAGCCGCCACGCTTGATGGTACGCGTTACGTTTTTCTTTTTGCTCTGGCGATAAACTTTTATAGTAGCTAGCAGCCGCTGCTCTCCCCTCCACCGTCTGGTATCTCCTCCGTTTGTATTCAGTCTCTTTCATTCTGTTTTCAGGATTAAGTCGCCAGCGCTTCCGTGCCGCATGCTGGTTCGCACGTCCACGCTCTGTTAGATGATACGTGCGAACCGCTGGCATATCTCACTCTACTCCTTCAGCGGGGCACTCGTCGCCTTGATGTTGCCCTGGCCCTTGGCCTGGTCAGGCACGTAATCCGGCGGGCGGAACACCTCGACCGAGCCCTTGTCGGCCCACTTGTCGCGCTTGTGGCGCTCGTGCGCCTCCTGCCGCTCGATCTCCTGGGAGGCGAACTCCATCACGCGTCTCGCGCCAACCTCCATCTCCAGCTTGGTCTGCTCGACCATTGCCGGCGGCAGTGACGGAGGGGGTGGCGTTACCGCCACGGCAGCCGGCGCACGCGCCTCCACGATGGCCTGCACGAAGTCGTGCTCGCGATTGAGATCCTGCGCCTCGTCATAGATCTTCGCCTCCTCCCTGGAACGGGTCGGATCGAAGGCTTTTTCGTCGGAATCGTCGGTCGTCGGGCTTGTCGTATCCGAGTGCGCCTTGCTGCTGTGCCGGGACGACTGCGGGGTCTTGCTCATAGGCATCTCCTTGTGCGGTACCGGTGAAGTGCGTGCGCGAGGTGGCAATCGCCGCCTGCCGGGCCCCCTTCGACTCGCGGGTGGCGCGGCCGAAGGTAATGCTCCACGGCGGCTTGCGGGCACTGTCCTCCATGGAACGCTCTAAAGAAGGAAACGGCACGGCGGTTCTCATGCGGTCATCACCAGGTATACCTTCAGCCCCTTGGCGGTGCCGTCGCCAACCTGGTCAATGTCGACCGACATCTCGGCATCGAGCGCCAGGGACGTGTCCGAGATCACCGGCGCGGTCGCCGCCGTCGTCGAAGTCTTCTCGGTGTTGTCGATGGTGATCTTGGTCGAGAGCACGCTGGTGCCGGCCTCGTTGATGTCGACCGTGAAAATGCTCCCCGAGGTCTGCGCGGTAGTGAGCGAGGCGCGCACGCCGGTCAGCGTCATGGCGAACGGCATGCGGAAAGTGGTTTTACCGGTGCCGGCGGTCAGCGCGGTGGTCTCGTCCGAGCAGGCCACGATCAGCGTCGAGTCGGTGAACGCCGCACCGGTTGGCCCGATGCGCCCGGTCGGGCCGGTCACCGTGGAGGGCGTGCCCGGCACGCCCGGCGGACCCGCGCCGCCGGTCGGGCCTGTTACCGTGGAGGCAGCGCCGGTCGCGCCTAAACCAGTCGGGCCGGTAGTCCCGGCAGGCCCGGTCGGACCGGTGCCGCCGGTCCCCGCCAAGCCCGTCGGGCCTGTGGCTCCAGTGCTCACCGCCGTGCCGGGGATACCCGTCGGGCCGATCACGCCGGTCGGGCCGGTGCGGCCCGTCGCGCCGGTCGCGCCTAACCCAGTCGGGCCTGTGGCTCCGGTACGGGTGTTGGTGCCGTCTGCGCCCGGCCGCCCGGTCGGTCCGGTCAAGCCGGCAGGCCCAAGCGGTCCGGTTGGCCCGGTGCGCCCGGTTGCGCCAGTGGTCGAGGCGGTACCCGCCGGACCGGTAAAGCCAGTCGGGCCGATGGGTCCGGTACGGCCTGTGGCACCGGTCACGCCGGTGCCCGCCGGCCCGGTGTTGCCCGTCACGCCGGTGATCCCGGTCGGGCCGGTTATGCCCTGCGCACCGGTCGGACCTTGTATCCCCTGCGCCCCGGTGACCCCCGGAGGGCCGGTCGCGCCAGTGGCGGCAGCCGCACCCGGCGTGCCGCCGGGACCCTGCAGACCTATCGGCCCAGTCGGGCCGGTGCTGCCAGTCGATCCGGTTCCGGCCGCGGTCCCGGCCGCACCAGTCGAGCCGGTCATACCAGTCGGGCCGGTCAGGCCCTGGGAACCCGTTGCGCCCGTGCTGGCGAGCCCGGTCGGACCCGTGGCACCGGTCATGCCGGTGTTGCCGACCCCAACAGGTCCCGTATCGCCGGTGAACCCGGTCGGGCCGATTAGCCCTTGCAGCCCGGCCGGACCCAGGGGACCGGTTGCGCCGGTTGCGCCGGTCGTCGAGGCAAAACCGGGCGGGCCGGTCATGCCGGTCGGGCCAGGCGGACCAATAATGAGCGGATTACTGGGGGGCTCGGTGACCATCACCGGAGCGTCGACCTGGAACACGATTGTGTAATTCCAGCGCTGCTGGTCGTTGGTCAGAACGAGAAGTGCGAGGGTGAACGTCTCGCCAAGCGACCCCGACGTGACCAGCAGGTAGCAACCGGTCTGGTCGTTGACCAGGTCGCACGGGTCGACCACCGTGCTGACGTTGCTGGTCACCGAGGCACGCGCCTCGATAAGATTAACCCCCGGCTCCAGCAAGCTATCGAACGACACCAGGAAGCGCTCGGTGTCGCCGGCCGAAAGATGCTGCTCGCCCAGATAGCTCGCGGTCGAAGCGACTTCGATCTCGATCATTCACGCGCCCCCACGACGTAGTGGACGGTGTAGTTCAGCTCCTGGCCGTCATTGGTGGTGACCGCGAAGTTCACGTCGAACGTGGTGGGGTCGTCGGTCGACTCGACGTACCAAAAGACTGATCTACGGTCGTTGGCGAGCTGCAGCCGGTTGACGATGGCGTCGTCGTCGATGACTTCGGTGTCGATGCTCATCCCGGTAAGCAGCACTCCCGGTTCGAGAAAATAACCAAAGTCCGCCTGGTAGCGCTCGACGTTGCTCGCAGTGAGACGGACCGCACCCAGGTCCCCGTCGCTGTCGGCAATCTCGAACACGTGCACCCGTACACCTATGCCTTGGTCCCGACCGCCATCCACATCACGTCGACCGGCCCGGTGTTGACGGAGAGGTTGAACCCGATGGTCGAGCGCGAGATCACCAGCGGGAAAGTCCCGGTCGGGCCGCTGTGCCCGACGGTCACCACCGGCGGGATCAGGAACGTGGCCGGAAAACCCACGCCTCCGCCCGGCGGCAGCGACGAAGTGAGCCCCCACGCCAGCATGATGTTGTTGAGCGCGAAGTAACCGGTCGGCCCGACACCGGTCGCGCCGGTGAACGTCATGGGGACAGACCCGGTCGGACCGCTGGCCCCGGTCATGCCGGTCGGCCCGGTCACCCCGGTCGCACCGGTGTTGCCGGTCATGGCGAACCCAGCCGCGCCGGTGTACCCGGTCGGGCCAATGGGTCCAGTCGATCCCGGCACGCTCGATGCCAAGCCCGCCTCACCCGTTTGACCACGCATCCCGGTCGGGCCGGTCACACCGGTCGGACCAAACGGGCCCGTCGAACCAGACGGACCGCCAAACGGCCCAGTCGGGCCGCCCACCACCACGACAGGACGGGCAAAAACCTGTGCCGGACCGAGAATGTCTATCGGCATGGATTACCCCTCGGTCACGGCGTCGGCATAACGAAACTCGCCGTGCATCAACTGCGTCCGCACTGCGGTATTGGTGTCGGTCATGATCAGGTCGTAGAAATAACAGCCCGGCACCAGCGCGTTCTCCATGGTGACCGGCGGCACGTTGAACCCGAGAATGCGCAAGGCCGCGTCGTAGACCACGATCTCGGCAGCAGCCGAAGTGAACGCGAGCGTCTCGTTGTCCTGCTCGTAGTTGCCTTTGAGACCCATGCGGAAGGTCTTGTTGTTGAGATCCCAAGAGGTGTCGTTGGGGTCGTCGAACATCACGGCATCAGAGAACGTGGTGTTCTTGGCCACCGTGATATTGGCGGGCACGCTGGTCGGCGAGGCCGTGTGCATGGCGCTCAGAACCTCGTCGGGTAGGCGGTGCTGACCCCGCCGCGCTGGGAGTTGTTGCGCCAGCCGCGCGGGTAGGACCAGTTCTGCGCGCCCTTGAGGTTGGCGCGCTCGGCCGCGACTTTCGCCAGCTGGATGCCCGTGCGAAACCGCTTCAGGTGATAGGCCGCCATGGTGTTGTTGGAGTAGGTTTTCTGCTGTTGCCCCATCATCTTGCCGACCAGGCCGTCGAGAATGTGGATGCTGTAGACGCGCAGCGTCCAGTCCGGCGCGACCGGAAGAGCATCCCTGGTGATCGGCAGCGTTACTGTCTTGGTAACACGAGCAAAGAAGTTCGCCGGAGAGTCACTCTGCGGCGGCCAGCGCAGGATCAAGGTGGCGAAATCCGGCATGTAGGACTCCACCGGAGAGAGGTTGCCGTCCCACACGCCGTTGAGGCGTATGATCTGGCCGTCCTGCGCGGGCGCAAGCAGGTACTCGGTCTGGTTGGCCACCGGCAGGAAGGGAATGTCTTCTTGCCAGCAAGAACTATCCTCGAAGAACTCCTTGAGAACGTCATACAGCTCGGCCTTGATGCCGGCTTCACTCGCGCCGGTCAGCTTGATCTGCGCTTGGGCGAGAAGCTGCTGGGTCTCGCGCGGGTCGAGCGCCATTTATTCGCCTCCCGCCGGCGGACCCGACCCGCGTGGCTTGCTGCGCGGTGCCGGCGTGCCGCCTTCGACGGGAACGGAAGGCCGCTGCCCGGTCAGCATGTTGATGTAGTTCAGGATGAACGTGTTGGCGCGTGAGTCCTGCACGTCCTCCTCGTCCCTGAGTAAAGCGTGCCCGGCAATGCCGTACTCGATAGGTAGCCGGAAAGACGGCTCAACCGGGATAACCGCGCCGCTGATCTCTTCGTACTGCGGCACTTCGATGCCGTAACGACTGATGAACAGGTCCGGACGTAACCGCCTGGCGTCGTTGAGCGTGATGTTAAGCGCTGCGATGAGGGAAGTATCGCCGTAGCGGTAGGGGCGAATCTTGTCGAGCAGGAGGTTGCGCACCCCTTTGATCATCTGCTCGACAGTCATCAGGTTGGGTGGCGGCATAATGCTCCCTCGCTGCCGCGCAGAGTAGCGGGGAGGGCGTTAAGAGACCGCTAACGGCGCAGAAGGAAGCCGCCGCGGTGGGTGACCGCGGCGGTAACGCGTTGGTTATGCGACTACCCCGCTGGCGCAACCTGGGCTTGAACCATCGCTTTTCCGTCTGCGATTGTGTAGCCGTATACTTGGAGGCCCCTCAAGATTTGAGAGAAAGTCATCTCGGATCTTAGTGTCTCAACCTTACTAATTTGCGACGCGAACGTAAGTGAATGCGCATGGCCAGCGTATATCGGCCATTCTCCACTTGCGAAGTTGGTCGAATCACTTGAGTTGTTCGGCAGCAAGTTAGAGATGTAAATGGTGAAACGGTCGATCATGCCCAGCCGCCCGTTGCGCAGCATCGAGACGCTG